GGGAGCAATGTCTGTGCATTGCACGAACTTGTTTTCAAGCAGGCTTATTGCTGACAGCATTAAATACTCTGCAAAGAGTATCTGGCTCATGAGTAGGGTTTTCTTGGTTTTTCTTTAAATATCAGCAACCAAGGCATTCGTGAGATTAGTGTGATTCGTGTTCAAAAAAATCTGTGATTTCAGTGATTTCAGTGTGAGACATAAAAAAAGAGGCCATCGAAAAGCCTCTTAAACATTTGATTATTAGGGAGAGCGATAGACGGGACTCGAACCCGCGACCCTCGGCTTGGGAAGCCAACGGATTTTTATTGCAATACGCTGTAAACGAGCATTATGCAAAATGTGTGTTGCAAATTTGCACGCGATTTGCACAGAAATTTAGATATCTCGTTTTTCGTCAAACTCGCAAAAACAGCGGTTTTTGGCCGTTTTTTGGTGCGCGTTGCAGCAGGCTTAATTGATCGCCTAACAGTGCCCTTCCGGAAGACTCTCGGCCTTGAAGACCGCCTCCACCACGTCGGCGTCCGAGGGGCCGGACTTGGCACCAACTTTTTGCTCTCTCATATATTGTGTGTATTTCTCGCAAGCACCGTCTGCAAAGCAAAGGCCCCCAGTCTCTCGGAAACCTTTGCAATGCCCTCTACAGTAGGTGCGGTCTGGTCCGGATTCAGGCTTCATGGCTCATGGTTTCCTCGACGGTTGTGTCGCTCTCTGTTGTCTTGGGTTGGATAATTTTCTTCTCCATCGTGATAATGCCGTCCTCGGTGTCGTAGTCGGTGACGGCGTAGTCGTCTATCTCCAGCATCTTGATGTCGCTGTTGGTGCGCTCCACGTCGTCTTTGTCCATGCGGACGTAGCGGGTGGACGTTTTGGTGGCGCGTCTCTCATTCTCCCACTTGTCGAGAAGTGTAGTGTCGATAGACAGCTCCCTTGGTGCGATGTCGGGTTGTTTTACGCTGGCCTTGCCGATGTGATAGAAAATTGCGGCGATAAGAATTGCGGTAGCAACCGCGCAGATGATGATTGATGTCATTTTTTTTGATTTTTAATAGTTAGTATAATACTAATGCCAATGAGTGTGGTCGGTCATCATTCGACAATCATCCAGTCGTTGCTGAGCATGTCGGCTTGCGACGCATTCCAGGGGTAAACGTTTCCGTCGGCGGCTTTCAGCGCGATATACGCCCCGTAGCAAACATCCCCTTTCTCGTCGGCGATTGCTCTGGCGGCATTCATTTTCATGGGATATTTGCCCTCTGTAACGAGATAGAGCCACATGCCTTTGCCGTTCCAACCGACACGCGCGACTTTAATGCCCAGCTTCAGCGCAGCGATAGCACCACCAAATGTCATGCCGTATTTGTTGCCCGAAAGCAATTCTTCGACACTGATGCCAAAAGCATCTTTAATTGTCGTGTTAACCTGCGAAAATTTCACGGTGAGGTCAGCAAGGGCTGTTGTAACATCTTTAATGTCTGCCATAAGTTTGAATTTTAAGGGTTAATAATATTGGGTATTTGAACTTGATTCTTTGGCTTATTGTTAATGGATAATGATTATTCTTTTGCCGCTTTTCTGTCATATTCTTCAAAGGTTTTCACGCGATGGAATATAGCCCGCATATTCACCCAACGCTGGAGCGACTTATAGAAGGGTGCCGCGTGTTGCTTGTCGTACACCATGACGTAAGGCTCAAAGCCCATATCGCGCAGGGTGTAGATGCGTTCAAGGTCTTGCTCCGGCGTGGTGTCGAAGTTGGTCAGCACGAACACCTGTGCCCAATGTCCTTTGTCGAGTGAGCGGTGGAAGTGGTCGGCAAAGCATTGTAGTCCTTTGAGCACAGCTTCCTTTTGTCGGTAGTTATCCCATGCGAAGTGAATGGTCGAGAGGTTTATCTGATTCAGCATCTCCACCTTTTCCTCCGTCAGCAGCCGTGCGTCCATGCCCTGATTGATGTCAACTCGCGCCTTGGAGTCTGCCAACTGTTGCAACAGATCTCGCCACTCGCGGCAGGCGAGGATGTTCGGGTCGCAGAGGCAGATGTTGCGCTGTCCGCTCCACCACTCCGAGAGGTCGGCCACCTTGTAGGAGCGGCGCCCCTCCTTCGCGGCAACGTGGCAGAAAGAGCAGCCACGCGGACAGCCGCGAGAGAGGAAGCCGAAGGCCGTGTCCTTCACCATCGGGTAGAGTTCGTAGTCGGGCATGATGTGCTCCACGTTGTAGGGCATAGGCTTGTCTTCGCCGCCCCACACCTCGCGCCCGTCCACCAGGTGGATGGCGTAGCCTGAGCCACCGCGCACCACCTCGTCGGCATTGATGATGTCGGGCAGTTCTGGCGTGGTGCTGAACACCTTGGAGATATACACTCGGTCGTAGTGCTCCACGCCGTTGTACCACTCAACGCTGTCACCCTGCTGCTTGTGCCATGCCGAGAGCTTCATGATGGCGAGGTTGGGGAACACGTCGGCCTTCTGCTTGCCGTATCGTCGCCCGTTGGCCCTCTTTTGCCACATAAGGTCTGCGTCTATAAGTCCGATTTTCAGCATTCTTTCAATGATTTAGGATAACATTGGCAGCGAGGTTGCGGCGGGCATTGACGCGGCGGCGTGATTCTTCGCGCTGCTTGCGCGTGGGCATAGGTCTAACCGGATATTTGTCCCATTCAAATCTTGACACGTAAAGGCCGATGGCGCGCGACATCACGCGGTCGTCGTGCTTGCCCTCAACGGCGCCAAAGGTTCCATTCGGATATTTCATGAAGGTCTCCATCTCGTCGATGGCTCCTTTCTCGCGCTCAACGTAGGTGTTGTCGCGCAGACATTGGCCAAGGTACTTCACAACAGCGGTCTTGGTGTTTCTGTTTGTGTTGAAACCCCAACGTGTTTCTGCTCCAGGCTGAACCTTGGTTTCGGACTGATTGTGACGGTACAGGTTCGTGGTGTACAGCGGCAGGAGGATGGGGAAGAATAACTCCGTGACATCATCATTGGCCGTGCCGTTGTAGCGTGAATAGGCCGTATTGTTTTCGATGACAAGGATGGCGTTGTTGTACCAGATGGCAAGCTGAGCACACTTGATGGCCAGGAGGTCAGGATCAACATGACCGCGCCATTCGGCAACGACGGTGGGACCGGCGTTCTCGTTGAGGTGTCCTTCTTTGTCGAGCATCATGGCAGCACGGTCGAACACCGTGATGACAGACCAGTCGGACGTGGCATACTTGCCGCCGATATCCACAGAGATGAGATAGCGGTTGAAGAGTCGCAGCTTTTTGTCCGGCTTCGCCCAGACCTGCAGGCATCCCGCTTCACTCTCAAAGAAGCGCAAATTGCGAACAGAGAGCTCGCCCTTGGGTGCGTCGCCCTCGATATCGCCGCGCCACTTGCACGGGCGACAGGACTTCTTGCGCTTCTCGCACAGATACAGGTCGTACTCCAGTGTGCCTGCATACTTGAAGGCCTCAATCGGGTCGGACGGGAACTCCTGCTGCATATCGTCTGCAGACTGATATTCCTTGCGCGTCTGGTAGTACCAATAGATGCCCTCCAGTGTAGCGCCAATCGTCCAGAGCCAGTAGAGATATTGCCACCCGCCATTCTTGTCGTCGCGGCGCTCAATGAGCTGGCGGCAGAACAGGCGCATATCTGGCGGCGTCGTGCGGTAGAGGTCGATGTGCCACCAGGCGATGAAGAATTGGTAGTAGGCAGAAACCTTCTCGCCGTAGTCGTCGTATTGGCCAGCACGGTCCCATTCGTCCTTGTAGAAGTTCTGGCCGTTGGGTGTTGATTCAAAGAAGACCATCGTACCCGGGCGACCGCCAGTTGCAGAGGTGGCAGACTTAATAAGATTCCTGGGCTTAATCTTGCCCGTTTCGGGCCAGAACGCAACCTCGGTGTAGTGGATAAGTGAAGACGCACCGCCTCGGGCGCCCTCGGGATTGACGGCAGAGCCGGTCTTAATCTTGCAGTTGCGCGCAGGGATGTGGGAAATGTTCTGTGTCTTGGAGCCGGTGATTTTGTCGCCTTTGAGAGACACTTCTTCGCCGGGCTCATAGAAGAGGTAGTCGGGCAAGAGGTTGATGGCTGTCTTATACATATCCTCCACCTCCACAGAGGCGTCGGACTGATGACCGACAATGAGTGAGTCCTTAGACTTCTCCCACATAATCTGATACCAGCCGATGTAGGCGTCGATCAGAGTGGAGATGCCGGCCTGACGTGCTTTGAGGATGATGTAGCGCAGGGGCTTCCCGGAAAGGCGCATCTCTTCGCAGAGCGCGATGAAACGCATCTGGACGGCGCGAAGCTTAAAGGGGATGTTGTCACCAAAGTCTTTCGGGCGAATGCGCCAATATACCAGGAAGAAGAAATACACGTCGTGCTTAGCGCGTGAGCGAAGCAGTTGTGTTATCAGGTTTTCGCGCAGGTCTTCTCCTGTGCGTCCGAAACAGGCGTAGCAGTAGGCACTTACAGAATGGTAGAATGCAAGGGCAGACCACAGCGGGTCTTCGTTGATGAGCACTGTCGGCACATACCAACGAACGCCACCACAGAGATCTTCCACTTCAATCCATGTGCGCTCGCCCGGGCACCCTTCGCCCGTAAACTGATTGAACTCGGGAAACAGCTCCTTTTTGCGACGCTCGTTGTCGCTGAGCATTTCGTCGATGACAAGGTCTATGCTGTCTTCCTTATCCATACATCTGAATGCTCTTGCAGTAGGCCCACCCGAAGCAGAAAGTCAACATGTGGACCGCACCGGCGATGGTATCAAAAAACAAAAGAGGGAGTGCAAGGAAGACAAAAGAGATTAGGACAGACTTAAGCGGACGCAACGGCACAGAGAATCCGACGAAAAAGAATATGATGCCCGAAAACCCCAAGAGAGGCAGGGGGTGTGGCGTGAAAGTTATGTGTGCCAGCCCAGCAAGAATGGAAACAATGTAGGCGGACCAAAGCCTGTCCCACGTCACCAATGGCCACCACCATATCCATGCCCAGAGGTTGACGAGATAGTGAAGTATGTTGGCATGGGCGAACGGCCAAAAAAGAAACGATGCCAGTGGGGAGTCCCACCCGCTGAGGGAGAGAGAGGTTGAAAAGGGTAAGAGGGCCCCCATGAGCAGGAACAGCCCCCACTGGTATCGTAGCGGAACAATCATTTCTGATTTTTGTCTTTTTTTCTTTTGCGCAGTGCGACTAATGTCCAAAGGCGCGCTTGGAAAATATCCTTGGGCATTGCCGGGTGCGACTTAGAGCGCGAATAGTAAAGTGAGCCGTCCTTAATCTGCTGGCGTGTCTGCGGTGGGAAGCATCCGCGCAGGCGCAGGTATCTGTAAGAGTCGGCACGGCCGGGAATGGCGTCGTAGGATATGCAGACCAGCTTGCGTCTGGACCCATCCCAGACAACATAAAAGCGCTTGCCTGTCTTGGCGAACAGGGAGTCGGCGCGCATTTTGGCGATATTGATAGAGATGGCGGCGATGGTGACGGGCACAATGTTAAGCAGGCCTTTGAGCTTTTTTACATTTTTCATAATGCAGGATGTATTTTCTGAGGAAGTTTGCCCCTACGCCGAGGTTGGGCGCGTCGGAGTTGAGTATTCGTTCGATAATCTCTTTTTTTGTGAGCGACGGGCATTCGTCGTGAAGCTGCTTCATCCGTTCGACAAATATACGCGATTGGCGGGACCTGTTGTACGGAGAGAGACCGGCGTGCCGCTTGCCCACAATATATATATTATAGAGAATTTCTGCAGTACGATGGGAGATGAAAAACTGGCAGGGAAGCGATGCGATGACGCGGCATATCTGAATGACTGAGGTATAGAGACAGGTCTTTTTGAGACGTGCAAACTCTTTGAGTATGAATTTGCGTCTCAATTCCATAGCTGGATAGATACTTAATTCTTCGCTTCTGCTCATTTCGCTGCAAAATTATTCACAATGTGGACACTTTGCAATAGGACGCAAAAATAAGGAGGGTAAATTTGCAGCACGGTTATTCTAAAAAAAACTCGAAGACAAATGGAAAAGGAAAAAGAGAACCAGCAGGTAGCAAATTCTGCAACCGGCGTTCCCGGAGCACAGACGCCCCCTGATGCAGGCACAGGCGCAGCAGCTCCTGCACAAAAGAAGTGGCAGAAGAGACTGAGTGAGAGAAATCCCGAGTTGAATCTGGATGACGAAGACGCTCTGGACGCCTATCTGGGCGAACAATTCTCTGAGGCCGACAAGCGCAAGGAGGACAACGAGCGCATAAACCAAGCTATTAGGAGCGACCCTCGCAACGCACGCCTTGTCAGCGGCATCCTCACCGGCAAGAACGACGACGGCGAGGACTTCAATCTGCTGAAGGAAATCATCGTGAACTACGGCGCAGAGCTTAAGGACTTCGCCAACACCGAAGAGGCGCTGGAGTGGCTGGCTGAGAAGCAGCAACAGGAAGCAGAGGAAGCTGCAGCCGAGGCCAAGCGCAAAGAAGAGGTGGCCAACAATCTTGCCAAAATGAACGAGATTGCCAAAGAGGTGGCCGACGAAGTGGGTGCCGACAACGCCACGATGCAGAAGCTTGTGGATTGGGTTTACGGTGAGGAAGATGGCCTGTTCCGTCGCATCCTGAGCCGCACGCTCACCAAGGAGGATATCACATCTCTGCTCTACGCCGTGACACGCGACAGCGATCTGGAGCGTGCGCGCGAAGAGGGCCGCAGAGCCGGTCGCGGACAGCGCCCCGGAGCTGCACATCGCGGATTCAGCGAGACGCCTACAGACCTTGGCGGCGGCGGTAGCGGCGCGCCCGAGACCGAAGAGCCGGAGGAAAATCCCACCATGCGTAGCTACGACCGCATGAAGCCGAGATTCAGCTAAGAGTTTTAATCATTATATTATTAACCAAAACACACAAAAAGAAAAATGAAAAAGAAAAGTGTTTTCAGTGTTATCCACTGTATCTTCTCTGTTGTCGTGATGGTGCTCCTGGCTCTGACGTCGGGCGGCTATGCTATGGCAGCAGATGGTGTTGACGGAACGGCTGCAGCCGACCTTACGGCCGGTAAGACCGTTGAGGGCCCTGCGTCCAAGACGAGCCAGGAAGAGCAGAAGTATGACAACGACTGGTTTGTGAAGCAGGTGAACCAGAAGATTGTCGAGATGAAGTTCTGCGGTACGCCGATTGACCAGATTCTTCGCCAGGCATCCACCAATGCCTCGAAGAGCATTGTCGTGAAGTATTACAGTGTCGGCCAGCGCCCCCTGCGTGTAGGTATCGCTCAGGCAACCGAAGCCAGCAATTCCAACGGCGGCGCCGTCAAAATTGTGGTGGAAAAGCAGGCCATTATCGGCGTGATGGACACGCTGCTCGTGATGGACGAGAACGGCAACTTTATCATGACCCAGAGTCAGGATGAGAAATACGCCGATCGCCCTCTGCAGCTGCGCGTGAATGCCATCGATGACGATGGAAATCCCAAGGTGTACGCAACCAACGGACTGAATGACAACAACGGACGACCGTTCAGACTGCAGGCCCTTCCTGCCGGTGCCCAGCTCCTGAGAATGGGTAGAGCAGCAGCCGAAGTTGACGTGAATACCGGTTCTTTCTATCAGATTCCCGAACCCTCCGAACAGTACTGTCAGCGCTTCATCATGATGGTTGAAGAGACCACCTATTCCCGCATGAGCCAGAAGGAAGTGGACTGGACGTTCACCCGTCTGGAGAAAATGTCGATGGAGGATATGCGTATTGGCATGGAGGCCACGGGACTCTTCGGCAACAAGGGCGTGCACAAGCTGCCTGACGGCAAGGGCCTCGTGTATCTCTCTGACGGCATCTACTGGCACGCCGGTAAGGACGCCACGCTCGGACACTGGGAGATTCGCAAGGACAGCAACGGCAACTCCGTGACATACACGGCCGGCGGCAAAACCTACTATGTGCAGGATTACGTGATTACCGAGGACGAACTGGTTGACCTGGTGTCCAACATCACCGACTCTGCCGGCAACACGAGCCGTAAGAAGATGGTGTTCGTGGACCGCGATATCTACGCTGCCCTTTGCAAGATTCGCACCAACAACCGCATTCGTCTGCTGGAGCAGAAGGACAACTACATGAAGTTGGGCCTCGACTTCGACAGCTACACCTGCATGGGCACAACGCTGCTCTTCTACCGTCACGACCTCTTCAATGAGTGGGGCTTCGTGGGCAAGGGCTTCTCGCTGGATCCCGAGTACCTGGACAAATGGACCTTCCAGACCTGGGAGCGTAACGAGTACGATCTGAAGAAGCTTTTCATCCGCAACTCCAACGCCGTTGTGATGGAGGAGTTCAGCTGCTGGACGTTGGCTTATCCCGATGCGCATTGCCGCATCTCGATGCCGCCCATGGAAGCTAAAGAGGTGGGCGCTTAACATTGTAAACAGGGAGCTGCGAGGCGTTCGCGGCTCCCAAAACACTATCTTCCCATGCGTAAAGGAACTAAGAAAAACAAGCAATCAGACAATACGCTCAGCGACGTGCTGTATCGGTTTACCTCGCGTCATTCCGTCATTGTGCCCGCGATAGTGCGCGGATTCAAAATGAACCTCAAATTCAGCGTTGCTTTTGAGGGATCGTCGTATTTTTCAACAAGCGACCCCGAGAAGGCCGCCGCCATCAGGGCCTGTGCACTGTTTAAGTCCGGGGTAATCCGGGAGATTGAGAGCGTGCCGGTGCATGCCGCCCCTAAGAAAGGAGCATCTGAGACAGGCAAGACGGGAAACGCAGCCCCGTGGCTCAGGAGTATGCAGAGTGTGAACACACCGGGAACAGGCGGAGCCGGGGACGATGATACGTCTCTTCAGGGACAGGGTTCCGAGCAGGAACAGAAGACAAACACGTCCGATTCCGATGCCGGTGCGCAAGGCGGCGAATCCAGCGACGGCACGCTGTTCGGAGACGATACGGGAGCACAGGACGCCGGCACAGAGAGCGGCGCTTCGTCCGGGCTTACAATTGACGAGGTGGATAACTACACCGACGCCGTGAACTACCTGCGCGACGAGATGGGCATGCCCGACGAAGTGCTCTCGCGCGACGATGTGGCTGCATGGGCAGCGTCCAACGGCGTCACCTTCCCTAATTTCCAATTCTAAACGCTTACAACCCCATGGCATTAGCTCTTTCGGCCGTCATCAATCAGGCAAGAAAGTTTCTCAACGAATACGTTGGCAACAACGAAGACGACCTGTCTGCTGCAGGCAACTATGCGGACGAGTTTTCCAAGGAGACGGACGAGCTCCTGCGGGCTCACGCCGAAGTTGCTGCACGCATTGTCGGGAAGCTTTGCCCCCTGAGATATCTTAGTGTGCGGACTGCGACTACACAAGCCTCCCAGGGCGACACACGCCTCCTTCGTCGTCCTGACGGGAGATATATGATTCGCATCGTGCCAGACGGCTCGGACATTCCTGTTTGGCTGCGCATTGTTCAGATCGATGTGGATGGCTTGTTGCAGCCGATTCGCACCATCCTGACCGGCGACGATGAGCACTATGCTATGGAGTATTCTGCCGAGAAGGGCGTGGGCAGCGGCATCTACAGGCCGCGCGCCTACAGTCCTCTGGGCGACATTGACATGATTGAGATACACAGCCTTGCCGGTAGCGGCCCTTTCAATGTGAAAATCTCAATGGTGGAGATGCCAAAAATCACAGAAGTTGGCGGCATAGAAGTTTTTGCCAACTTCTCAGACGAACTACTGGATGCTGTCGCTGGCCAGACAGCAGCCCTTTACCTATCGGCCACGGGTGACGAGAAATCGGGCGCCCTTGCATCGCTTGCAGGAGCGATGATCAGTACACTGAAAATGGAGACCGCATCCACTGCGGAACAATAATAACAGACAGACATGACCGAGTTCAATAAACATGTTGGACCAAGATGCAGGCCTCAATTAAAGGGGGTTGTTGTTAGCGAGGAGACGCTAAAGAAGATTCAGGATGGGCTCAGTCGGATGGAAGATTATCGCGAGGAGGTTCGCGAGTTTCTTAATGTCCATACTCTATACAAAGGCGACTATAATCTGACGGAAACGGTATTTTCTGAGGACATCTATGCTCAGGAACAGGAATATGCCGACGGACGATGGCGGTTTCGAGGGCGTGTCGTTCTTAGTGTGCCTCGTGAGGGCAGTTATAGACTAAGCTTCTATGCAGCAGAGGGTGGCGATATACACATCGGCGATAACTGGTATGTTCCGGGTGATTATGTAACAGCCACTGTGGATTGTGAGGGCACAGAGATAGTCTTTGAAACGGAAGATTGGCTGAGCATGGACAGACTTCTCGTTGTGGAGGACGGCGTTATCATGGTACCAACCAAGCTCTCTGAGCTGGAGAACGACATCATTAGTGTAGATACCCGCAACCACATGATATATCTTGTGGCAACCGATGAAACAATGAATACTTAACCTTAATAAAAACAAAAAAATGGGAAATTATTTTTCACAAATCACGGTTTATGACCCGTCGTCGGGCCAAATGAGGCTGATGAACATTCGCGACAACGAGGCACGCGAATTGATTGCGTCTCTGCAGGCCTTACAGGGCATCGTTTACGCCGGCAAGTTGTTGGCGATTGTTCAAAGCGTTGATGCGGATGGTCGCGCACCTTCCGACTCTGTTATTCAAGACACTATTGCACACAACCCCGCCAACCTTGTCGATGGCATGCAGATTAGTGGTGGGCAGTATGGCGACACGTCACGTCCTTTGCTTGTTGTTGGTAGCGAAGACAACTACAAGGTGTTGGGCATTCGTTTCGTCTCTCCTCAACATCCTGACACCATGTCAGATGCAGAGTATGAAGAGTATGTCAAGATAAACCTTGGGCTTGACGGCATCGTGAAACTCGGCAACCTTTTCCTTAATGCCAAAACCGTGGGTGGCGCTCAGCGTCAATTGGAGTTTGTGGCCCGAGACGAAGTCACCACAAACGGTCACATCATTACCTTCGACGAGTTCGGTTCGACGGGCAGTTTGAAAGGACTCGCCTTTAAGGATAGCGCTACCGTGACGGGTACGGCGGCAGCACATACGCACTCATACCAGAAGGCAAAGATTTCGACAGCCCTGGCTCTGCAGCAGGGCACAGTGTCCTCCAGCGGCTCGTTTACTCCGGCCGGCACGAATGCGTCCAGTTCGGTGACGGGCAGCGCCACCGTGAAACCCAAGGGCACCAATGCGGCCAGTGCCGTGTCGTTGACAGGCGGCAGTACAAGCAAACTTGTGACAACGACCATTACGGGCACCAACGGCACCGAGAGCGTCAGCAAAGTGACGAAGACCGCCAGCAAACTTGTGACAACGACCATTACGGGCACCAACGGCACGGAGAGTGTCAGCAAGGTGACGAGAACGGCCAGCAAGTTGGTGACAGGCACCGTGAAGCAGGTGGCTGCCGCAGACCGCACTCAGTTGTGCAAGGTGTCTGTTGACGGCGAAACGCTCGTGCTCACTCCCGTAACGTTCGAGGACGTGACAGTGGCAACAGGCGGTGTAGCCTCCAACGGCGCAGGCTCGGACATCGTGACCGCTGTCAGCATCAGTGACAAGACGGTGGCCAAGGCTGCATCGGCGGCTACCACGGTGGCAACAGGTGCTGTGGCTTCTACGGGCACCGGCTCGGACATTGTAACGGGTGTTACCATCGCGGATAAGACTGTAGCCAAAGCAGGTTCGGCTGTCACCGTGGCTACGGGCAGTGTGGATTCCACAGGCGCAGGCGCTACGGTGGCCACGGCCTTGCCCACAGGCGGCACGGCAGCAGCACAGACGTTCACGGGCACGGAAGAGAACGTAGAGGTGAGCGGCACGGCAGCAGCACAGAAGTTCACGGGCACGGCAGGAAACGTCAGCGTCAGCGGTACGTCGAACACGACGATCAAGACGAATATCGCTCTTGGCTACGATACCGTAGAAAGCGGCACCAAGAGTGCAGAAGTGAACGGCACGGCATCCTAAGTGCTTATCGAGCAATTAAGGCTCCCTCCCGTCAAGCAGGGCGGGAGGGGGCTTTATTATTAACATATAACACGAGAAAAAATGGATCATGTTTCGGGGATACGAATCGGTTCGACAGAATTTAGCATCAATGACCCTTATGCCCAAAAAAAACTAACGGCAGGGCAGGGAATTAAAATAGAAAATAATATCGTTTCGCTTCTCACTCCTATAGAGGATGTCATCATTATAGACGAGAGTATTGATGACCCCATGACGCGAGTAAGCGGCGATGTAAACGGGCAGTACATACAACAGATTCGCAACCAGTCGCACAGATACCTTGGCAAGTATATTGATACTGGCAGCGGTGGTCGCAAGATGCTTCTTTGTCAACTCTCTGATGCGAACAGTAACTACTTCTTTGACGGAACAACTGCAGCCGCACTTGATGGCACAATGGGCGACGTATGGATGCGGCATCCAGACATCTATGCAATAGCTGCGAGGGAAGGAGATAAGGTCTACATTCACATCAGCACGAAAGACAACGGGGGCCGATTGTTTCCCAACAATGACCTTATAGGTGTTTATGAGGCGTATTCCGAGACAGGCAAACTCTATTCTTGGAGCGGCAGACAAAGTACTGGTGGATATCCTCAAACACAGTATGTTGACTACGCGGCAAGTCGCGGGTCTGGTTTTTCTATTACCAAGCCTCAACACCACAACCTTATGGGTACGCTATACTGCTGCAAGTATGGCAACACACACTGTCAGTCTCAATGTGGCGCGGGGACATCCTCTAACAGTAAGACAACTGGGGAAACCAACACTCTTGGCATGACTGACACCACTTCCGCTAATGGTAATTCTATGTCTATTAACTTTTGGGGCTTGGAAAACTGGTGGGGCAATAAATCCGAGTGGATGCAGAGCGTTGTTGCCAATAACGGCACTTGGACTATCACGGAAGATGACGGAATCGTTCGCACCGTATTGGCACCAAATAGTAGGGCGTGGGTGTATTCCAAAAAACTTCACTGGGGTGAGTATCTTGACCTAATTCCTCTTCCTGACCAGACCTCGGGTAGTGATGCTGCAGGCTATTGTGATGCGTTTTATGGCTCTACTGGCACTTCTTATGTCTGTCGTTCTTCTGAGCGGGCGTCATCTGCCTGCGGCATTACGTTTTTAAACGCGAGTGGTGATACGTCGTATGCATCGCCAAACGCCGCATCCCGTCTAGCTTATCACGGCCCGATTGAAGTTACAACAAACATAGCAGTTTTTAAGGCTGCAACTCCGGTATAAAACGATGAAAAAGACAATATTTGTAGAGAAGCAAGATAATCTTGTGTTGTGTATCAATAATCAGAGGCACATCTATCTCGTTCTGTGGGGCGAAACACTCATAGAAGACGAGCGTGGCAAGCAATGGCAGTATTCCGTTGCCAGAGTGGAGTATGTGCCAACCTTGGGCGCGATAAAGGATGTCGTGTTGAACGGCATCAACGCCGAGACAGACGAGCGAATCACCAACGGCTTCATTTGGAATGGTGTTCGTGTTTGGCTATCGGCGGAGAATCAGTTTAACTTCAAGGCTGCTTATGATATTGCGTTACAAAGCGGAGGCCAGAATCTCCCAGTGAAATTCAAGTTGGGAGAATATGCCGGTGAGCCGGTGTACCACACCTTCGAAACGCTAACCGAATTGCGAGACTTCTACATAAGTGCCATCGCCTATATCAACGAATGTTTGAACGAGGGGTGGCAAGAAAAAGACAGCGTTGATTGGAGCAGGTATCAACTTTAAGAGGCCCTTGTTAAATGATTCGTTTTGTCGATAATGCTTGGAAGGCAGTGTTTGTGAGCGCAGGAGGTGCTGTGGGATGGCTCGTTGAGGAGTTTCGTCCGGTCTTTCCTCTCATGGCCGTGACGATGGTCTTCATCCTGTACGACGCATGGACGGCATTTCAGCTCGATCGGCGGGTACATGCCAAATACCCAACAAAAAAGGCACGCCAGGAGATATACTTCACGTCGTTCGCTTTTGGCAAGGTGGTGAAGACGACCATCCCGAAGCGGCTGTGGGCTGTGCTGATGGCGTGGACAGCAGAGCATTGGGTGTTTGTTCACGTCGATACGCATCTGACCTACATCATGACCGGCGCCATACTGTTTGAACAAGCGTGGTCGATACTGGAGAATGAGAGCAGCTGCCGCGACGAGAACGAGAGTCGCTTTTGGAAGATGCTGCAGCGCATCATGATTGATAAGACAGAGCGTCACTTCGATATCACGCTCGATGAGCTTAAAAAAGACGGGCGCTTCACGGACGAACAGCTGCTCACCCTGAGAAAGATGCTTGAAGAAAAAGAAAAAGACAAAGAGAAAAATGAATAAGATTGGCGCACATAATGCAGCAACCGGCGAGAGGGGCTGTTTTTGGAGCTGGCCACTGACGCCCTTTGCCCGCTGTCAGAGTAAGACGCTGGTGGAGCTCTATGATGCCGGTGTGAGGCTGTTTGATATCAGGGTACGGCTGCACAAGGACGGCAAACTTTACATCCACCACGGACCCTGGCGAAGCAGAGACGAGGTGTACAAAGTTTTGTTGCCTCTTCTGGCAAGATTAAAGCCTGGCGAGGCAGAGAGAGACCCGGTGTATTTTGAGCTGACCTACGAGGGCCGAGAGGTGACGTACGAAGCGTTTGCGGCAATGACTTGGCTTAAGCATCAGCTTGTCTGTCACGGCCGGGCCGTTGTGACGCGCATCAATCGCAAGGTGCCCTGGGAGGCGATAGAGACATATTATCCACTGGCTTACGATGGGGACGGCGTGGGGTTCAAAGGCATCCACGGCTGGCGCTGTTTGCTGCCTATTCCTTGGCTGTGGGCTAAGATACATGGTAGGGTAGAGTTTAACGACAAAACATTTATTTATTCTGATTTTGTATGACTATGAACGAAGGAGATAAGCAGGCGTGGCATGACATTGCGCTGACAGCGATGTATATTGTGTTGTATGTGGCGGTGATTGCCGGGATGGTGTTGATGTGTGCGGGCTGCAGCAGCACGTCGAAGGTGGTGACGGATACAACGCAAAAAAAGCACATTGAGCAGACCACGGACAGCATGGCGCACATTGCCCGGCGGGACAGCAACGTGACAACCAGCGTGAACGCCGGAGAGACCGTGAATAGCATCACCGACAGGGAGCATTGGCATGAGGTCCACGATAGCACATTTGTCATCATCAATGCCGACGGCACGCGCGATATCCGCACCGTGAGGAGCGAGAAGGAGAAAGAGGCGATACACGACACTCTGTGGCGCGACCGCTGGCGCGATAGTGTGCGCACGGAGTTCGTGTACGTCTCGGACAGCGTGCGCGAGCAGTCGTACAGGAGCCGGATAGACTCCCTGACACATGAGCTTCGCGACAAAGAGACGGTCATCAAAGAGCTTTCCTTCTGGGACAAAATCAAGCAGAGCATCTTTGGTGGCATTATCTTCCTCTTCATTGCCGCCGTTGTGTGGATGTGGATAAGGTTCATTAAACATTGACAATTGAACATTGACCATTAAACATTGACCATTGAACAATGAGCATGACGCGCGGCCACAGAGTGGCAGCAAACAGAACCAGGATAGGTTTTTGCGGTTTGCACGTTGATTTCGTCAGTAAATGCACGGATTTTGAACGGATTTGTGCGTTTTTGTGCGTTTTTGTGCGTTTTTATTGAGAAGAATTTGGTTTTATCCGAATTATTTTAATATTTTTGTGCGATAAAACCAGCGAATGAGAGATTTTTCCATCAAAGAGATTGAGGATTTGTCGGGCAAGATGGCTCGTATATACTCTGTCGTGATGGATGGTGAGGAAAGTTCGCTTTTGGAACAGTTCTTTGAAGAAAACGCTAAATACAGGAAAGACATACAGAAGATTTTTGAAAGATTGTATGTGATGGCCAACGATACGGGGTGCGTAAGAAGTCTGTTTAAAGAAGGTGAAGGCGATTGGGCAGACGGCATGGTGGCCATAGACAGGACCGGCACGCTGAGACTATATGGCATATATTTTAATGACATGCTTATCCTGTTAGGCTCCGGGGGATATAAACCACCCCAGGTCAGAGCATATCAGGATTATCCGCCGCTCAATGAGAAAGCTCAGTTAATGAAGGAAATCGCCAAAGAGATAAATCGAAGAATAAGCAACGGAGAACTTAAAGTGGGACAAGACGGAACCCTAAGAGAACTATGAGAATGAAACCGGTAGAAAAGAAGAAAGCAACGGGGGTGTTGGCCAGCATGTTAGCCAATATCAATGAGGAGAACCTGCTCAAAACCCGGAACAGAATGCGCCTTGCCGTGAAGATCGGCGATGCAATGAAAAGCAAGGGGCTTACACAAAAGGAATTTGCAAGACTGGTCGGCAAAACGGAATCTGAGGTGTCGGACTGGCTGTCCGGTGACAGAAACTTTACTGTAGATACCTTGACTGTAATAGAACACGCCTTGGGAGTGAACTTGTTGAATACGTCTATTTACAAATTCTCTTTTGTTCAAAGGCCGGAAGAAGACTGTGGCAATGTGTTTTCTCTGCATTATTCTAAAGAACGGGAGTACAGTTTTGCGCAAAAGTGTGTCGGATAGTAAACGAGCGAACCATGAACAAACAGAAAAATATAGAATATAAGTTGGCCGGGTTTGAACTGACTCAGTTCAGACCTGCATGGGAAAATTACACGGACGGTGTTGGTGTAGAAATCCAAAACAACATTGGCTTTGCATACAATGCAGAGAAGAAGGTCTTGAAATGCACCATAAGTATGTCCTTTGTGCAAGGAATAAATTCGGTGCTGGATATTGAATTTTGCACATACATAGAGCTGCATCCCGATTCTGTAAAGAACATGACAGAAGAGAACAGGCTGGTTGTACCCGCAAACTTCTTGGCTCAGTGCGCTTCTTTCGGACACGGGGCTATAAGAGGTGTGATGTATCTGAAAACACAGAACACGCCCTTAGAGGGAGCGATGATACCTCCTACGGAATATCATAAAATCTTCAGGGAAGATTATGTGATAGAACTGGGGAAATAAAAAGTTTTTTTCTTAAGATAAGCAGACATCCCTTCGGTATTACCGAGGGGATTGTTTGCGTTTTAACATTTGAACAGTCTGGGTGCTTTGCGTAAGCAATGCGGCCGAGCCTTCAGGCGATGGCAACAAACAGCACCGCGATGACGAAACAATATAGCGCAGACGATGCCAGGGGACACCGAACAAACGGTACAACAACGTAGCAAGCGCCCTGTTTATCGGCATTGAGACTCCGCTTTGAACCCTCTGAGAACAGTCTGAGAAGAGTCTGAGAAGCCTCAGAGGTTAGCGAGTGATGCAAAACGGGGCGCGCACAATCCTTTCAAGCAGAAGCTCGTCTTTTAAGATTTTCATTTCTATTCTAAGGGCCTTGTCGTCGTTCTCTATCTTTATAAAATATGACTTAACATCGCGGATTGCTTGCATTGTTTTTTCGTCGTATTCTTTTTGTCCAGAAAGTTGGCTCTTTAGTTGGTCAAGCCTTTTGAAAAGAATCTGGCACAGCTCCCAGTTCATTAGTTCGTGTTCATATTGTCTATCAATATAGGGAACTAGTTTGATCGCACTGTCAACACACGGAGCAACAGACCAAAGGCGGCGAATATCTTCGTCTCGTTCGTTTTTTGCTTCGCAGGCGTTCTTATATATCTTCTCTACCTTAATATCACCAGCAATATCCTCTTCGCGCACAATGTTGCTATAAACTTTTTCCCCAGAAACGTTGTCTTCTGTCTTTTGTATGTGAATTTGATTGCACGCAGACATTAGAAGAAGGCACGCAAAAGAAGACGCCAGTAATACATTTGTTGTTCTTTTACGCATCGCGATAAGTTATGTTAATCACATAGGTTAAGACAGAGCCGCAGCTTGTCTTATAAAATTTGCCCGTTCGCCCATTGCATTCTTTGTCTCCATTTTCGTTTGTTTTATGCTGCTGTACCATATTGCTTACAAATTCAAACAAATCGATATTTTTGGAGGTACAGCCCGGGTTGATGCATTGGAAGCTAAAATCGCAAACATCTGATGAGCTATATCTTCTTCCTTTTGGAGGAGTTCGTTTGATTTCCTCGTAGATGCGCTGGTTATTCTCCTCAACGCTGATGTTTATGGACTCCACTGTGGGCCACAAAGCACCGATAGTAATATTGTTCTGTTTGGCGATTTCGCTACTCATAATTTAATATCATTCTCGCCGAAAACAAAGTGAACCGTACGGTCTTGTTTTCTTTCTCCCAGCTCAATGGTTATTGTTGCCTTAAGCTCGGTTTTGTCATTTCCTGGATTACTCTTAAAGTAATCAAAGAAATTACACTCTAATTCTTCCGAAATACGGCATAGCAAGTTCGTGTCAATGCTTGCGCGCTCAAAAACCATTTTGGTCACGTTTTGGCGAGCCATCCCAATTCTTCTGGCAAATTCGGCCTGAGATAGTCCAAGTTCTTCAACTTTGTTTCGGATAGATTCCCCAAGGTTTACTCTTTCAATTTTCATGGTACAAAGTTATTTGTATTATTTTACCTGTTTTTTGTGCCTTGTAATACAATTTGTGTTAAAATTCCATAAATAACGAAATAAAATCGATTACAAATTTGCGTATTGTAATAAATAGTATTACATTTGCACCAGATTTTCGTTTGCAAGTGTGTTTCGAAATCTAAATATATATGTGTTTAGAAATGCAAATATAATAAAAAAGAGAAATAGAGAGAGTATGATTTAGATTTTTTAACTAAAAAACGAGAGAAAAATGGGTAAGAGAATTTTAGAGAGTTCGATGGACATCGTGATGACAGCGATAGTTGCATCGACCATGTTTGTCACCATCGCCGGAACCCTGATGGGGTATCCCAGTGTGCAAGAGATGTGGAGGGCTGCAACATGAACGGACCAAAACCTGAAATCACCAACCTGGAGGCGTTTCGCTTCTTCCTGTTGGTGACAGAGACTATGCGCGCCCATCGGCGGCTGGCGAACGGCGGTATGAACCGTAAGCAAGTGGAGCATTGTGACTCGTCGCTGATAACCTACATCAACACGACGCTGCAGCGTATGCGTGCCATCGGGTTTCAGGAAGTGCCGGACGATATTGTGTAATTAACCAAAATAAAGTAAACTATGTTAGAAAAGAAATTAGCACAGGACGTTGCCGTTGAGGAGCGTGAAGAGTTTCTGAAAAACACCTGTGATGCAGTTGAAGAAATTACGTTCAACAGACCATTTTCCCAGACTCAGCTGTCTGCGATGAAAGAGTCTCTGATGAGCGTGAGTATTAAGATCTCGGACATTGAGGCCGAGAAGAAGAAGGTGTTGGATGACATCAAGGAGCGAATGAAGCCGCTGACGTCGGAGAAAGAGCACCTTATCTTCCATCTTAAAAACAAGGCCGACGAAGCGACGGAAGATTGCTACAAGTTCCTTGACGAAGAGAGCAGCATGATTGGTTACTACGACAAGGAGGGCAATCTGGTGTCTTCGCGCCCGGCGTACCCGAGCGAATTGCAAACCACCGTGTTTTCTGTGTTGAGGAAAACCGGTACAAATAACTAATTAAATACTCAAAACTATGGAAAAAGAAGTGAATTACGGGAATGAAATCAGACCCATCGTTGTGAACATGCCAGAGGGACAGACACAGGTGACTGTGCTGCAGGGAGAAGCACCTAAACAACTGGACCAGCTGGCTCCCAACCAGATTAACCTTTCGGGAACGATTGACGCCCCGCTGGATTTTTTGAGAAAGCGTGTCGCCGACATCGATCAGCACAAGGCGCATATTATCGTTTGCCGTGATTCGTTGTCTATCATGCTTGTATTCGACGAGGACAGTGCCTACACCCGTGGTGTTGTGGTTGGTAAACTCCGTCTGAGTTCAGTGTTTGAGTCGTTTGGCATCAACAAACCTTCTGTTCGTTGGGAACCCGAAGAGCTCGGCCAGTTCCTGAAGCTCAACCGGGCGCTCTTTGTGAGCCGTGAAGAAAACATGAAGGTGGTGGCTGCGCTGAAATCTTTTGATGCTAAGGTTAATCAAGTGGTTCAGCGCGAGAAGCAGGAGAATGGCAACAAGGCCTCCACGTTTCGTCAGGCTGTAGACTCTAATATCCCGGCGTCGTTTAAGCTGCTTATTCCTGTTGTGGCTGGTAGTGTGCCCACCGAAATCAATGTTGAGACGTTCACCACTATTGACGGCTCGGAAGTGAGCATCCATCTTATTTCGCCGGGCGCCAATGAGGTTGTCGAGGATATGCGTAACCGCTATATTTCGCAAGTCGTGGATGAACTTCGCGGGGTGGCACCTGAGATTGTCATTATCGAACAGTAAGCGCACGGAGCCATGAAGAAAGCAGAGCGCCGTCGCCTTCGTGAACAGGTGAAAGAATTCTTGGCTCTTGGAATGACAGGAGATAGCGGCACAGTAAAGGGTGTTGCCGCTATCTCTCCCTTCGACTACCGTGCGAGAAGATTCAACGGTTATTCCATACACATGATTGAAAGGCGCCCTGTGTATATCGACAGCGTGCATGGCCGGTGTGCCTTGGGCGGCATCGTGTACAGAGGAAACCCCAGGCGGGCTGTGCCAATCAAGATTGTCTATGTTCCCGGCGCTTACGGCTTTGGAGACACCGTGAGGGAAGCGTGGCTGGATGCACGCTACAGAGCGTGGCGCAGAATGCCGCTGGAAGCCAGAATCGCAGAGGTGAAGGAGCGATATCCCAGTCTCTCCAGCACGGCGACGTGGCAGGAATGGGGCGATGTTCACGCAATGATCACCGGCAGCTGCGAGAAAGGCCGGCAGGAATGGATTAAACAGCGTGGGCCCGAAGTGCGCGTGACGATGGAAGAATTTCTTCGGGCAACAGAGAGTGATTACGGTAACGAAAACATCAAAAAACTGAAAGAGGCTTATGAAAACTGAGAGTGAGGTGAAGCCCAGGCAGAAACGTCTGATAGGCAGAACAGTCGGTGTGCAGCGTGTCTGGCTTCCGACCAAAGAGTTTATGAAGTTCACCGGCATGGGACGCGATGCCATCTGTGAGCTGCGCGACAAGGGTATGGTGAAGGTGGCTGTGGTGAATGCCAGGCTGATGTTGTGGAACATCCACAGCTACGAAGAGAGTTTGGAGCGGGCCGTCGTGAACGAGCGCACCTATGCGCTGGCTCAGGCTCATCTGGAGAACGAGAAGCGGAAGGCAGGACTATGACGTGGACGCCGGACGAGAGACGGCTGCTGCGCGATAAGAGAGATCGCGGAGCAGAGTGGATTGCACGCCGACTGAAGCGGACAACACAGTCCGTCAGGCGAAAGGCTCAGGCGCTGGGCATCAAGATGCGTCCGACGCGAAGAGATTATATCGAACTTTTTAGCAAATACCAAGGCCAGAGCGCCGAGTGGTATGCTGCGCAGCTGGGCGTGAGCGTCAGGGCTGTGTATAACCAATTAAGACAAACAAGATGAGTGCAAGAACGACAGAGAGCGGAGTGATCATTCTTCCTCATGGTCAGCTGGACGTGTTGGCCGAACGCTGTGGCATCAGCACCGTGACGGCCAGAAAATATCTTCGTGGCGGTATGCCTCGCTGGAGTAAACAGTTTGCCAAGCAGGAAGAGGTCAGGAAGTATGCGTTGAAAGAATGTGGTGGCAGCATCAGCAAGATTTGACAGATGGCCCGGCCAATAAAAAACAACAGCGACTACTTCCGGCATGACGCGGATATGCGCAACGACATGTATGTGCGTGCGCTCAGGCTGAAATACGGCCATGAGGGATATGCCGTGTGGTGCATGATGTTGGAGGTGCTGACAGACAAAGACGGCTTCGAGTTTGAGATGACGCCTTTGAACACAGAACTCCTGGCTGTGGACTTCGGGGTCTCCTCGTTTCAGCTGCAGGAGATTTTGGACTACTGCTGCACGCTGGGCCTGCTGCAGCGCGATGGATATAAAATCTACAGCAACGCCCATAAGAAGCGTATGGAGCAGCAGCTTAAACATAGATTGTGCCAACGTGAACAGCGAGAGCGTGCTGCTTCCCGTAGGGAAGAAGGGAATTTTGAGTCGGGTTTGAGTAGCACAAATGGAGTTTTAGACGTCACAAACGAGGTTTCGGACGTCTTAAACGGGGTTTGTGATGCGAAAGAAGGGAAAAAGAAAAGTATAAAAGAAAATCTTTCCCCCTGCACCCCCTTAGAAAAGAAAACTTCTACAAAAGAAAAAGACCAAGAAATTCTCCCCCCATACCCCCCAGGGGGTGAAGAAGAAGAGGCTTTTTTGAAATTAAAAAAAACAGAAGCCATGAAGGAAGATGAGATTAAAGACATCCTTCAGCGCAAGCGCGCAGGGATGAGCGAGAAAGACGCGCACCAGTTCGACATGTTGAGCGAGAGGCTGGACGAGCTCGGGTGCAAGGTGAGAGAGAAGTTCTATCTGATGAGCTGGGGAGAGTGGGGCAAGATTGGGGCACGGATTTGGATGGTGCTGGCCAATATCCCATCGACTATTCAAGACAAACCGGCGTATCTGATGACGTGTATGAGAAATTCAAAAACAGTAAGAAGATGAAAGATAAAATTATCGTGTGGCTGATGCCATTGATTAAGGCTCTGAGGATAGAGAGCAGAGTGTTGGAGGATCTTCGCGATGTGCAGGATGCTGCAGATGTTGTGGAAGGTCGTGTGTACAGATATCTGGGTGGCTTGGTGAAAGCGACAAAGGCTATTGACGGCAGAGAGCCGGATGTGCCTGTACACAGAGGAGTGAACGTGGGTGAAGCTGCAGGTGGCGGTGAGCGGGTGACGGCTGGCTGCTGTCTGGAGTGCGACCTGTATATGAAAAAGCCTTGCCCGAGATGCAAGGATGGACTGGTTTACAAAAACATTTAATCAACAAAGTACGATGGCAAAGAAAGGATCAAGCATGATGCGCAGAGCGCGCCGTGCAGTAAAGAAAGAGAGAATTGTGAGCCGTGAAGACGCTCAGACGATGGAGCACGTTGGCGTGCGTGATGACAGAGTGCTGGCCGACGAAAACTCTAAGAACATTCGTGTGGAGCGAGACCGCGTGGTCGATACAGACAAAGAGCGCGAGATACTGAGCAAGAGCGGCAGCGAGAACATTCAGGAAACAGGCTACGAGACAACCATCGAAGTGGTCAACAGAGAGAGTCGGCTGAACGGTCTGCGCCGATGGGTGAACAGATTGTTGGATTCAGTGGACGAAGCGTGGACGCCCGTGTGGAAGAGAGAAATGATACTTCCCAAGAAATTCGTACAGGATAGAGTGGTAACACGTTGCGTGGCAATGATTTATGACCCCGGGAAGAAGCGATTTTACATGACTCCCGTGCCTAACACCATGCTGCAGCACCAGAATGTGCAGCACATCGCCAAGCGCAGGAAGTGGTTGGGCCTGTTCGGAACGGAATACTACACCGTGATGGATACGGCGCCGGAGCCCCAGGAGCTTTTCTTCAAGAGTGGCATCAGCCCGTATGCGACGTGGGCCAAGTTCCGCATCGTGGAGGCAACGGCGCCCAATAAGCTGCTGGGCAAGGGCAAGTTCCCGACATATCGTCTGGAGGCGCTGGAGGCTACCATCAACGGCATGAAGGATACTATACGCAAAATCGACTGACTATGATGCACAAAGTATTGTTTGACGTGCTGCTGAACGACAGGTTCGTCTGCCAGCTGTCCTACACGAAGGAGGTGACGGCGCTCACAACGGACGACGGCAAGGAGTTTTGCGGAGTGCATTTCAAAAAGAACGAGATTAAGAACTACGTCATCAGTAAGATGCCGTCGTTAAAAGGACGGGATTTTCAGGTGGCGTTCACTAACCAGAGACTGATCAATGAAGACAGAGGATAGAGAAGAGTTGAGAAGGGCTACGCGCAAGATGGCCGATGTTCTCATGATGGCCGCAACGGGCTGCGTGTTGGTCACATCGCTATGCTATCTGGTGCGTGCAGGTGTCGCCGCCGTTGTCTGGCTCCTGAGTGTGAGTGTGTTTAAGTAAAAGTGGAATTAAAGAGAGAGAAGGATATGGAAAAAGGAACGGCACTAAAGATTCTTAAAGAATTACATGATAAGTCACTATTTGCTGAGAGAACGGCATTAGAAACACTTATTCCAGAACTCAAAGAGAGCGAGGATGAGAGGATAAGGAAATGGATAAAGAAAGAGTTGGAATCTAAATATGTTGTTGATAATATTGTTAATGATGTAATGGCAGATAAAGCCTTTGCTTGGCTTGAAAGGCAAGGTGAGCAGAAGCAAGAATGGAGCGAAGAGGATTTAATCAGTTTGGGCTATCTTGCTACGTTTGTTGATGAAAACGGAGATAGTTTCTACGGCAAAAACAAGCCGAATGTGGTTAAGTGGATTCGGTCGTTTGCTAACCTCAATCCAACTCAAAAACAAGAGTGGAGCGATTTTGACGCGAAAATGCTTGCAAGGGCGATGCGTGCTGTTAATTATTTCATAAGTAACGATGACCATGACGAAGCAAACCAATGTTTTTCTTGGCTCAAATCCCTCAAAGAAAGATACACTTGGAAGCCGAGTGAAGAGCAGATGGAAGCGTTAAAAATAGCAAGAGACCGCAATGACAGAATAGGTTTTTATTTGTCACAGTTGTATGATGACCTTAAAAAGTTGATGTGATGGAAGCAAAAGAAATCAAGATTGATATAAGAAGACTATACAGCCGCCCACAAGGAAGGTGGAAAATCGCTTGTGAGAATTACGACTACGGAATGTTCAGAAATGAAAAGCCTAAACACATGGCAGAGAGGCTTATTCGTACAGTATTCTCTGATGAAGAGATACAGACAAAGGAGTTTGTGTATTTAGCTCATACCTATCGAGGATTGAATAGTTGCAAGGACACTTTAGATGTATTTTATAGGGAGAAAATGATATGAAAGCAAACGATTTGATGATTGGAGATATTGTGCGTGTTGCAAAAGACGTGTGCCTTAAAAAGGGCACCGTTGTAATAGTTCACGGTATAGACGCTGATAATCGCTTCACGGAAAAGGGACTTGTCGGCAGCGCTACATGTGTTGCTGTTGATGACGAGGACAGGATGTCTTGGGGAATATGGACAGAGTTTCTTGAACCGATACCTCTAACCGCCGAGATATTGGAGAAGAATGGGTTTATTAAAGATTCTGGTGAAGATGAGAGGGTTTGTGTTCGATATCACCTTGTCGTGCCTACGGGTTTTGAAAGAAAATCCTTCACAATCCAAGTTAATTTGTACAAAGAGCCTATATGTGGCGTTAGCACATTGGTCAAGTGTTGGGGGGGGGTTCCGCCTCATAACGGAGGCATTAACGACATACATCTGTGCAGCGCGAATTATGTTCACCAACTTCAACACGCGCTTCGGCTTTGTGGAATTGAAAAAGAAATAATTGTTTAAGACTATGAAGAAAGAAACACTTGAAACGGCGAAGCGTCTTGAAGAAGACATTCAACAGATGGAGTTCGCCCTGTCTTACTACAAGCGAGGGCGGTGGAGTCATTGGGGCATCAATGAAAGTGCAGACTTATTTCACTTTGAGTTTTGTAAGAACTGGAGTCACAGGGAAGCAGACATGCAAGACCTACCGACATGGCTCAACAAACCATTGATGGAGGTGGTAGAGCGAGAGATGAACAGGTGCAAGCGCAAACTTGAAACATTGACCGATGATAATGTCGATGCACAGGATGACTTTGTGCTTACAGACAAATATAACACAGAAACGAAAGAAGGGGTCGAAGAAGTGCAGCTGCAGAAAAAACAAAATGGGCCGACAGTGTTCTTTAAACTTTTTTGGTCGTTTATAATGACTTTGATTGGTTTTGGGATAATATTCTGTTTCTCTGCGTTTATTTGCGCAGCTGTTGGAGATGAGTTCGATATACAGTTTGCAACGTTCAATGTTGCATTTGGCACATGTTGGTTTTTGGCTTATTGTGTATTAGGAGAATAGCTATGGCACACTTAATAGATAAAGACGCTTTAGTGGCGGAGATCAAAAAAAGAGAGAAAATTCATTTTAATGATTACCACATCAACAAGAATGGTGGGCCTGCCGATTATGGGGCTTGTAATGCTCTTCATCAACTTCTTTCTTTCATTGACGCCCTTGAAGTGAAAGAAGTGGATTTGGAGAAAGAACTTGACTCTATGATTACTCCAGAACTTAAGTTTCATAAAGCCTTGCCTTCGTTATTTGATGTTGCCAAACATTTCTTTGAACTTGGACTAAAGGCAAGCAATCCCACTACCGCAGCAGACAGGGGTATGGTAGAGGAGGTCATCATCAACCTAAAGCGTGTTGAAAGCGATTACCGTATAGACCTCACCGAGGAGATTGAGTGGGTAAGACATCAAGCACAGAAAGGAGAATAGTTATGAAACAAATTTGGGAAAGACTAAAAGTTTGTTTTTATGTATTGACATACCGAAACTTTTATTTTGCCGCCTATAAATCAGATGAAAAAATGCTAACCGAAAATGAACAGCATGAGATAACTGGTGTAAAAGATAAATCTATTCGTGGTTTTTATCATATTGACGATGTTACATTTAGTGGTAATGTTCCTACTCTGCGTCACTTGATATGTGATAATATAATAAGAGTCGTAAACAAAATAAAAAACAATGAGGCATGACAGACAAAGTACAGAAAATCCGTAAAGAGGTTGAAAGAATGCACAAACTATTGCCGTCAGTCATTGATAGCGATAACATTTACTTAGATTACGCAGATAGAATTTGCACCACATTGGAAATGTTTATTGACTCCCTACAAGAAGAACCTGTAAGCGATACGCAATCTTCTGTTATATTTTATGGGTTGACAGGAAGTGTTGGCAACACAAAAGACGAACCCGTGAGTGATGATTTGGAATATGCAAGCGAAAAATATGCTTGCAGGTTCACAAGTAGTAAGTATGGGCATGACAAAATTAAGGCAACATTCAAGGCTGGTGCTAACTGGCAGAAAGAACAAATGATGAAAGATGCTATTGGTAGAGAAGTAGCAGAAGGGAGTATGTGCCCTGCGATAGAAACATTACCTGTTTTAACTCATACCGATATGATACTATTGCCTAAAGATAAATTCAAAAGTGGTGACAAGGTGAAAATAATCATAATTAGGGAGGATTGACTATGAAAAAATATAAAGTTGAATTGTTAATAACAGGGTTTGAAGATAGCGACGCACAAAGCATAAAAGAATCCTTGAAAAATTTCCTTAATCTGGCAAAAGATGAAGATATTGATTTATTTGGTTCGCCGGAATTTAAATCATATTCACGTCTAAAAGTGAAAGAACAGAGAGGAGAATAGCTATGGCAGAAATTAAATCATACACAGACTTAGAACAGAGCCAGGCTCTCGCAAAAATACTGCCGCATGAAAGTGCGGATATGAGCTGGAAATATCAGAAAGACAAATGGGTTGGAGAGCCGGATTATCGTGAGTGGCCGGAATTTGAAAAAGCGACAGACAAAAGGGATATCCCTTGCTGGAGCTTGGCTGCTTTGATTAACCTCTTGCCACAACACATAGTAACAGGTATGGGTTACTTACAGCTTGTTATAGATAAAAACTGGGATGGGAAGACGTGCGAAGTGGCCTATGAGAATGGGGATTCTTATAAAGAATGCAGGAACGAGAATCTTGTTGATTCTTGCGTGGAAATGATATCGAGGTTGCACGAAATGGGTTATAAAAAATGGCCAAGGAAATAAAAGCTTCTGACTGTAAGTGTTGTGTCTGCGGGCAGCAGGCTGTAGCGTTCTGGCCGGTCATCGATCCGGACATCCCGAGTCATCCGTATTGTCGCAAATGTCTCGACAGGGCCAAAATGCAACTGATTGTAAAACTGAATGAAGCAAAAACAAAATAAGACAATGATTAAAGAATTTAAGACGCGTACTGGCGCAATCTTCTGTGACACAGAAAAGAGAATGGAGTACCTTTATGTTGGAGACTACGGCAAGGAAAACAATATCAAGGCAGACTTCCTTGGGTTCAAGAAGGAAATCAACTCAGTACCACACCACGACGTTGACCTAAAGGATAAGATGGTCGTTACAATCTCCACGCAGAAGGGCTGTCCGATGAACTGCATGTTCTGTGACTGCCCGAAGGTTAAGTTTGGCGGCAACATCAGCCGCGAGGAGCTGGCAGAAGAGGTGATCAACGCTATCGATTTCAGCGGGTGCAAGTACACTGAGCGTTTCAACCTCCACCTTGCACGAATGGGCGAACCCTCACTTAATGCCGCTAATGTTCTCGCATTTCTCAAAGAAGACCTGCGCCCGCTTGTAAACTCCAAGATGAAAGCCAACACCATCCACCCCGTCTTTACGACAATGATGCCCAAGTCACTCGGCATGAAAGGCGTGGGACATATATTGGAAGAGTTTTGCCGCATCAAGAACGAGGACTACAACGGCGAGGCAGGCTTGCAACTCTCAATCAATTCGACAGATGCCATACAGCGCGAAGAATTGTTCCGCGGTCGTTCTATGAGCCTCGAAACAATCAGCCGTATATGTCGTATACTGCCAATGCCAAATGGTCGCAAATACACACTCAATTTCCCTGTCACCGATAAAACCATTCTTGACCCCAAGGAGTTGAGCAGACTGTTCGACAAGGAAAAGTTCATCGTGAAGATTACGCCCATACACGAAACCAATGAGGCCAACGCCAACGGGATCAACACGCCAGAGGGATACTACAAGTATGATGTGTACCGTCAGTTCGAACAGCCACTTCTTGATGAGGGGTGGGAGGTTATCGTATTTATTCCTTCTAAGGAGGAAGACGAGGATAGAATCACATGCGGAAACGCTCTGTTAAGCGCAAATGAATAGAATAGAAGCAAACTGGTGGATAAACACCCTTTGTCTTAAGGCGAGGATTGGTGGCGTTTTTACGCACAATGGATTATCAGTTAGGGTGACAGAAGAACTTGATTGTGCACACTGTGCTTTCCACAATAAAGGGAATGGTCACTATTGTCTTCTGATGCGTGGAGATGGGGTTATACCATGCAGCCTTTTTAATAATAATCTGGGCAGGCCTATTGGTTTTGTTAAAATCAAACTTAATCTTTCGGCATTATTGAAAACGTCAAAAAGAAACAAAATAAAACTATGGACAGAGCGGAAGAAAAGAACATAGGAATAATTAAAAAAGCAAAAGAGCTCCTTCCTGATGGTGGGTATTCGGAAAAAGAATTGAATCTTGCTTTTTCGATGTTTATCAATGGCTATCGCCAAGCCGAGAAAGACCTTGCGCTGACAGCCGAAGATGTGGGTGTTTTGGTAAATATTATTCAAGAGGATTATAACAACAGAGGAAGTGTTATTGGTATGTTTAAGAGGGTTGCGAAGCGATTTAATGAAAGCAGAATAAACAAACAGAAGGAGTCATGAAAAACAAGAGTACAAAGATAGAGTGGACAGAAAAGACATGGAATCCGGTGACGGGATGCACCAAGGTAAGTGAAGCTTGCGAGAATTGTTATGCAGAAGTGATGGCGCGTCGTCTGCAAGGTAATCATATTAAGGGGTACGAGAACGGATTTAAGGTCACATATCATCCAGAGCGACTGATGGAGCCGCTATCATATAAGGAGCCGACGGTGGTGTTTGTTGTGTCCATGGGTGACCTGTTCCATCAGGATGTACCGTTCTGGATTATCGACAATATCATGCTTGTTATACAGCAGACGCCGCAGCACACTTACCAGCTGTTGACGAAACGTCCCGACCGTATGGCCAGCTACTTTCAGACGCGCCATGGTGCACCGCAGAATTGCTGGCTGGGTACCACAGTTGAGAACGCGCGGCACTATGACCGTATCGACCACCTTAGAGTCGTTCCGGGTGGCGCAATAAAGTTTCTCAGTTGTGAGCCGCTGCTTGGCGATATGTGCGACATTAACCTTGACGGCATCGACTGGGTTATCATGGGCGGCGAGAGTGGGCCACGGGCGCGCAGGACAAACCCGGAATGGTTTCGCTCGTTGCGAGACTCCGTTTTGTCCGCTAACCGTTTCTTGTTTTTTAAGCAATGGGGCGCGTGGGGAGAAGACGGTGTGAAGCGCTCAAAATACAAGAATGGCAACAGCCTTGACGGCAGGATATATGAACAAATTCCTATAATCTATAAAGAAGAATCTGAACCATGAAGAAAATAATGTTTAGCGACCGCTTTGAGTTGACTCAGGCGGTGATCGACAGGATAAAGACCCGGACGTTCCGCTCTAACAAGGTACTCAACCATCCGCTTGTGAAGGACATCTCCAAGCTGAAAGTGGACAAACAGGGACGCGCATACGTCACCGTCACATACAACACAGGCGTCAAAGAGGATGTGTACCCGGCCTATCAGGTGGGCGAAGAGGTGGCTGTTGCTCAATCGTACAGCAGCATCGAAAGAGAAATCGAAAAGGAAGGATTGTCGCTGAATATTAAAGACAAATTTAGGAAACACAAAGGCTGGACGAACAAGATGTTTGTTTGTGCGGACCTTATGCCCCACCGCATTCGTATCACCAATATCCGTGTGGAGCGATTGCAGGACATCAGCGAAGAGGACTGCATGCGCGAGGGCATTCGCAGGTGTATTGTCGACACGAGAATATACAAACGGCCGCTAACTCTTTATTCGTTTTTGGGAGCCCCCAAACATGTGCCTATGTATAGAACGCCGAAAAATGCCTTTGCCGCACTCATCGATAAGATGTCAGGCAAGGGCACATGGGAGAAGAACCCGTGGGGATTTGTTTATGAATTTGAATCAGTGAAGTAAGGTTGTGACAATGGAAGATATGTTGTTTCGCGCAATTATTGGTGCGCTTATAGTTCTTGCTCCGTTTGCTTTTTATATATGGCAAGGGCGTAATGGTGGAATCGGATAAAATAAAAAGGTTATGACAAGAGGAGAATTTATTCATCAGGCGATTCTTATATATATGGGCCAGAAGTTCGATGCGTACACTTCTGTAGTAAAGGCGCAAATGGCAGCATGCGATGTTGAGAGGGCCGGGGTTTCTTTTGACGAACCTGTCATATATAGTGCTGGTGAGAAAGAATTGAGTATAATCAAGAATTAAATGCGATTATGAAGAGAATTGTTGAAGAAATTTTCGAAAACGACAGAAGAAGATATGTCGTTGAAACAAACAGGATAATGGGCTTTATTCCGTGCGGTTGGCATACGGACACATTCTACGACGCAGAACGAGACACGCATTTCGAAGCTGTGTTTGACACGTTAAGGAAAGCGCTCGTTCATTTGGGCGTTCAAAATAAGCCAGTTAAAAGAACAGTTGTTTATCCTTAAGTATTGGTGACCGTGAAAATCTATATATCTACGCCGATCAACGCCAGAGGCGAGGCGACGTTTGAAGAGAAGTATGAGGCAGCTCGCAAGCGTGTCGAGGAGATTGCAGCATGGTTGAAGAAGCAGCAGCCGGAAGCAGAGACCGTCAGCACGTTTGACGGGCGACCGAAGCCTGATGGCTCCACAGAGGCGCAGGCTCTAGGACGCTGCGTGCAGCAGGTGCTGGAGTGTGATGCCATCTGTTTGGACTACGGATGGGAGCGGTCGAGCGGGTGTCATACGGAGTTTGATGCTGCCAAAAACTACAGAAAACAGATATTCCGTCTTCACGATATCCGCGAGGACAGGAAGAAGTATTATGAACACATCGACGATGGTGCGATAACAATATCAGAGAACAATAAAAACAGTTAGAACAATGGCAAATTTTGGGATCAAGATTGATTTGTTGAAAATCAAGGGCGCGTTCATGAAGAACGTGCAGGGCAGGACGCAGACGAAGCGCTGTATCATCATTCCCGTGGACGATGACCCGGGCATCTATCTGGGCGGGAAGGGCTGCTATCTCAGCATGGTGGCCGTGGAGCTTCAGAACCCGAAGTATGAAGACACACACATGGTCAAGAGCGATATCCCCAAGGATGTGCGCGAGCTCCTGACAGAAGAGCAGCGGCGAGAGCTCCCCATCTTAGGTAACATGAGGCCTCTGCAGTTTCAGCAGCAACAGATGCAGGTGAACGGCGTGGCGTCGTTTGCTGAGAACGAAGACGAAAGCCTGCCGTTCTGATGGCCAAGGGTAAGGTATATTACGCCAAGAGCATGGTGGTGACGCGGTTGACCGGCATTCCGTACCGGCTCAACGACGTCACCATCAACGCCCGCAACGGGCGCGTACTCATCCGTTCGGAGAGCGCCAAGCGGATGGGGCTGACGGAGGACTGCTTTGCATTCCTCGCAGAGCCGTCGCTGAAAGGATTGATGATGGAAGTATGGGAGAGTCCGGCGATGCCTGCTAACGTCAGAAAGGTGACCGGGCAGAGCAATATGCAGTTCTATTCGCGCGACATGGCCAGACGATGGCGGGCCCGTCTGGGCAAGGAGGAAATGCGGCTGAGTGTGGTGTCGGTCTTCCGCAGGAGTCAGGATTGCAGGCTGGTGACACTTCAGGAGACGAACGACATCGCCAGCAAATACAAGTGGGCGTCGAGAAAGAAGAAAGTTTAGTGCAATGTGGCCACATTGTGCAGAGTTTTTGTGGGCAACTTATTAAGTTTGCCGTGCAAAAACGAAAACGATGGCCAAGCGCGAGAAGCTTATCACTTTTGAGAAAGGAATGACGGCAGCTCCCTATTCGGATATCAGTCCGGACGGCGAGCTGGAGCTGCTGAACAATATGGAGGTGCATGCCGGCAGCGTGAAGCCTGCAGCATTTATCGGCAACACCGATGAAGGGGAAAGGCTGGAGTATGACTTTTCTAAGGAGGGCTACACGCTAAGATATATCCATGCCACCGGCAGCATCAAACACCTGATACTCTCCAAGGGAGAAAACGATGGCGATGTGTATTATTATGACGTCAAAGGAAAGGTTGGGCCAACTCGCATTGACGGCTGTGTGTGGACAGAATCGACAGAGGCTTGTGCGATAGGCAACATCATCGTGCTTAAAAGCGACAAGGCTGACGATAGTTATTTGCTTTGGAGGAACAGCCAATATCAATACACCAGCGGGCTGGTGAAGGATGGTGATAAGGCTATTGACTACGTTGCGGACGACAGCGTCAAGGATATCTGTCTAAACTTTGGTATATTCTCGGACTCTACGCAGTTTGTGAATTTGGGTCACATGGATATAAACTCCGGCGGCGAATACGCAGACAATGATGTGGATTGGATGGACAATAGCGAGACAATCATCCAATGTTCACCGAAGATGGGTAATCCGAGCACGGCTGAGGATGGTTCCGCTGTCAAAAACAATGCTGGTAACTTTACGTCCTTGATGAACGAACTTGTTATCAACAAGTGCGCCAAACACAACCAGTTTGTCTTGCCATTCTTTGTTCGCTATGTTGTGAAGAATGTTGGGGGCATCCCCATCAAGGTTTCTCCTCCAGTTCTGGTGACGCCGACAACATGCTGTCCGTTGTTGGTGGTTGATTTTCATCACGACAATGACGAATGGGAGACGCCAAAACATTATGAACACAAGTTTCATTATGGCGTCGTTGGCGCGTGTGGTGACCCGAACAACAGCAACGAGGATCTAAGTCGCAGCAACCTGAAAATAACGGTTGTCGGCAACCGCGACATGGTTATTGGTGGGCGCGTGGGCAGCATTGAGGTCTATGTGACGCCACCGCTGTATCTGTTTGACTTCCTTAAAGGGTACACTTTAACTAATGTGCCGTACTCGTTTGACTATCAAACAGAAGCGCTTCATGGCTGGAGAAACGGTTCAACAGACAATATTATTCGCGCGCCCTGGATTGAAAGGGGTGTGAGAAACGATGTGGTTTCCGGCTCTCTGACATCTCTCTTTGAGACGAACGGTGACAGTCTGGTCTTTGATGCTGCTGCCGGCAAGCACTTCTCTCACAAGATGGTGATAGACCAAAAGCTCGAATGGCTTCTTAAGCTGAACGAGCTGATGCTTGACGCGAAGCACAGAGACAGCGAGAGTGCTCCATATAATTACGAGAAGTGGCCGTTCGATATGACACGAGACTTTTTGGTTACGCCGTCGGCCAAGGATAATCTGGATGATGTTCTCGAAGCGGCCTTGATTGACGGGAACTTCAAGCTGTTTAAGACGTTCAACATCGGCGAAAACGACAAACTCTCTGTGGTTGAGGGCCACATCAAGAACGCAAACAGCTACCAAGGCATTGCTCAAAACCAAGGAGTCCCAATGCCGAGCCTGGATTTCGACACCAATAGTGTCACGATGGGTGGGCACTTGTTCCGCTATAACAGCCGTCTGTTTAAGTATGGTCACACTACACAAGGAGGCGGTGCGCCATATACCGGCGACGAGTTGACACAGACAACCGGCGCTTTAGTGGAATGCAATGTCAAGATGCCGCAACGGAGTGCGTGGGGGCACACGGGCGACAATCCGATATCGGACAACGATGGCGATTATCCATTGTTCATAATCCCTGACGAAGACAACGACGACATTTTCTATGTTGACTCTAACAGGATGGGTATTGACAGCTGGCGCACCTCTGAGATGCGAGGCAGTCTGTACGGCTATGTCTATTATAAAGACTCCCAAGGCAAGAGCTATTGCGACAAGATTGGGGAAAATACATACGGGAAAAATCCCCAGATATACGGACTGTGCGGCACCAAGATGCCCTTTATGTTTTTCTCCTATCCCAAACACGGCTGCTACCGGGCTGTACTGTTTCAGGAAGACACAACAGGGCATTGGCGAAAATTCACCATCCCGATGAAGAGCGCCAAGCTCAACGCCAACTTCTCCTACTGGAGCTGGTACAACATGAAGGTGGACAAAGAAGAGGACTTGGGATACACCCGACCCGGCAAAAACATGGTGTTCGAAACATCGTCCCCCATGCAACAGGACCTGAACAAGATTGACTACAGCGACACTTATAATCCCTATGACTCAGGATTCCCCGATAATCAAAAAGAAATCGTGGTAGGTGACGGAGAGATCTTAGCTCTGTCCGTTCAGCGCGACGCCATCAGCATAGGGCAATTCGGCGACCGACCCATAGTGGCGTTTTGCACGGATGGCAACTATGCGTTGTCGTTGGACGAAAATGGCAAAATTCTCAGGGTGGAACCCATGGAGGGTCCTGTGCTTGTAAACAGAAACTCTTTGGTGTCCACCACATCAGGCATATATTATATGTCGAAAGATGGCCTGTGCCTGCTTCGCGGCAACCAGCACAAGATACTTTCCCGTCCGCTGGAGGGCAAGGCCCCGAGTAACATTGTGGTCAGAGGCAAGGAAAAAGACAATATCGTGGTGCAGCAAATTCCTGTAAGCAACACGAATGCAAGCATCGTACATCGGACGCTGACGGGTGACGAACTTACGGCGTTCGCCCAGGAGCACGAAATAACTCTTGAAAACGCCACGGCAGCAGACATCTTTAAGTGCATTCCGGGATTCGTTCCCTCTTGTGCCCGCATTAAGATTACCAGCAACCTGAACGAGTTTCTTAACATCAATCCGGACGAGCACGAAACCGGCGCGTGGATAGATAACTCTAACGGCGATCAGCGTCCCTTTGTGTCCGTGGTTGGCGTAGAGAAGACTGGCTCCCCTTTGTTTTTTGAGGCGCCAGATTACGTTGATGCAGAATATAACGCAGAACACTCAGAAACCAGTGGCGTGCCAACGAGACTTGTGGGCAAAATGAGTCCGGAGGTCAGGTTGCGTGTTGGCCAGACGGAACACCACCAAGGCTGGATGGATGATGAGTTCGTAATCGATAATCTTACAGGAGAAAACGCAGAGTTTCTTTTGGGGTGCTCGTTCGAAGAAAACTCTAATGCTGCACCACAATGGGCATCATACGCAACGGTTGGCGACGCTCCACTACGCCTTCATTGGCGCGAGGGCGATGGCGAGGACGATGGCGAGAAAGAGCGCACGTTTGAGGTTAATGTGCTTGTGCAGGGTAAACATCAACACGGGCAGCAGGATGTCTATCATGACATTGCGCTGCAGACTTGTCGCGTGACGCTTCGCAAGAGCGAGACGAGTAGCATGGGCAGCATCGTTTCTGTTGAAACAATAACGAAGACAGAGAAGAGCATCTGGGAGAAGCCCTGGGATAAGGCGACCTGCAGCCTGATGAAGGGATATCAGTACGAGTTGTCGTGTAACATCTGTGACTTCATCAAGAGCACAGAGACTGGCACAACCATCAGAATATACTCTTCTTTGCAGAGCGAACCGCTTTACAACGGGCCTATCAGCCGATTAAACACCAAGGCGAAAGACTTTGCGCCCATCAGATTCACGGCCACGGAGACAGACCCGGTGGTGAAGTTCTGGTATGTCATCGACGGCACAGGCATCGTATTCACCAATTACAATAAATTGGATGTGGTGTTTACGATAAAAGCTGTTATCGGTACATATCGGCAGGAGAGCCGCTTCGGGCTTGTGCAAAGTCGGGACGAAGCCAAAGGTACACAGACGCTTTTCTTTGATCCGAGTGAACAGCCTCAAAGCGGTTTCAGGCGTATCGAGGTGAGAGGCAAGACGGCAACAGGCCCCGTTGGCCTCACATACACGATGAAGTTTGACGGCGAGGCCAAGTTTGACGAAAATGACATCATTCTGGACGATGATGAAGCCGTTGGTGCTGTGCGGCACGGCTACGACATCCTAAAAAGACATCTTCACGGAAGCACGCGGTATGTTGTTATTGAAGGAAGCTATGGCAACCAGATAGACCCTGCGGCCGAGACCTATATGACCGACGAGGAGATTCAGGAGCTTATTAGTGGCGGTGACCTGACCGTTCACACAATAGCAAACGCCGAAGACGATTCTTTTGTGGTCAAGACAGATGATGCCGGATTTGATAATTGGGATTTTAGGAAGATTGTTCGCCCCGGCAAAGACCCTGTTTATGTTGTAGAGCCGGGCACGGTAAGGTTTGCGACGATAGTGTTTATTGATACAGATAATGTGCTGCTTAAGCGTGGGCCCCTGATGGTTCCTTGTGACTTGCGATATGACAGCGAATCCGGATATACTAACACTTGGGGTTTCGGAACTCATGTAGACGAAGGTGAGGAAGTCGAGAAAGGACTTTTGGACGAGGAAGGTCGTTGGTACGGAAATAACCCCAGAAAGATTACGCTAACAGCAGAAGAAGCCTTTGTCACCAATATGAGATGTGTGGACATCTCGCAGAGGGGACTTGGTAACAACAGTCCGGCGCGCCTGAATCTGCCAAACCTCACGGAGCTGCTGGCCGGAACACAGCAAATCATCGTTACGGCCGACCAAGAGGTTAAATACCAAGGCGACGTTACGACGTTTGTCAACGGCATTAAAGACGGTAATGGTGTCTATATGGAGGATCCCGGCTGCGATATCGGCGCCAATGCCGAGGATATTATCCTGCAGATTCCCGTGGATGCTAACGGCAACATCGACAACGTCAAGGACACCAGCCTGGAGCTTTCGGTGGTGGTGACGTCTGAGAATGAGCCCAAGATAAAGACAGACGTTCCGTTCCTGCCCAATCCGCGATGGAACATGAAGGAAACAGGTTTGGCTATTGAGAAGAACAAGCATTTCGATCTGACCGTCAACAGCGTGCTGACAGACGGCACGCCTGTTCCCGTCGCCGTGATGGTGGGTGGCAATCTCGTTGCTTTGTACGATGGTGGCTATGTGGAGATGAAAGACCTTGTCGCACAGGCCAGCTTCAAGAATGTCGTGGTGACCATCCATCCGCTGCAGGTGGCTTATGGCAACAAATATATGACGGACGAGGAGCGGCAGAAAACCGTCGTGAAGATGACGGAAATTCCGGAAGACTACCGCTGTGCCATCAGCCTCACAACATACAACTCTGTCTGGGAAGAGACGAGCTATATGCGCATTCTCTCCAACCCAAATGTGAAGACGGTGTACGACGAAGTGGGGCAGAGAATCTTCTACGGCGTGGAGGGCGCGCGCACCTTTGTCGTGTTCAATATGACCACCGAGACATTCTCCATGATGACAACGGACTACCCGTTGCGTGCCGTCTTGAATCAGCATCCGTTCTCGTACATTCAGTTTGAGGACTACAGCATCATGCGTCTGGACGGCCGTATGGACTATATCGACGAGAAAGACGGCGCCTATGAGGGATATCTGGTGTCGCGCCCCATCAAGATGGACTCGCTGGATCTGAAAAAGATATCCGAGATATCGCTGGTGGGCAACTGCCGCGAGGAACAGGAGCTGACGATTCAGGGCAGCAACTCCATACAGGGCGATTACGCCGACGGGCAAGACCAGCAGAACAACTGGGTGACGCTGGGCACGACGAAGCGAAACCGTGTGCCGCACATCGTGGGCCGGTGGTTCAAATACTGGCGCGTCATCATGAAGACGAAGCTGCATGAGACAGAGAATATTACCGGCATCCGCGTGAAGTTTGAGGTGCGTGGAGACGGCAGAATGAGATAAAAGAGAGTGAGTTATGAGTGAGATACATGTAGGACAAATTGTCATTGCCCAAGAGGATGGACTTAAGGGCATGCTGCGCGAGATAAAAGACGACGGCACAGTGGTCATCGAATTGAAGAGCGGGGCGTGTGTGACGTACCCGATATCCGGCGTTGTGGCCGACGAGATGCCGATGGGGCCCGCTTTGGACGGGCGCTTCCAGCCCGGGCATCCTTACCACGGAAAGAACCCCGAGAACGAGAATGTCCGGAAGACCGTGAAGGAGATTCAGGAAGAGCTGCGTTCGGGTATGGCAGGCCTGCTGCTTGAAGCACCAAAACTCATAAGACAAATCCCGTCGAACGAAAAAAAGATCAACGCCATTGCGAAGATTGCGCCGTTCTGTATGCCTGCCCTTGCAAGGGTCGATGTAGAAGACAGTGGTAAGCGTGACCTGAGTGTTGAACAGAGGTTGATGGAATTTGGCCTGGCGTATCTTGAAGGCAAGAAATCAAATAACTAAAAAATAAGACTATGGGAAGTTTTGACGAAAAGTTGACCAGAGAGGCCGACCAGTACATGGAGGATTATAAGGGCGGGCTCGGCGCTGACTACAAGGCGTTGCGAGCTCAGTTCGAAAGCGGACAGGACGCCTCCACGCAGCACGCTGAGTCCAGGATGCGCGACATGATGAAGGAGAACCTGAGGGACCAGCAGGCCGCAGCTGCTGTCAGTGGCGCCACAGAGAGCGCAATGGCAGATGCCAGAGCCCGAGCGGGCAAGGCTGTTAGCGATGCCACCTCGCAGATGGCGGCAGCTTCCACGGGAAATGCCATGCGTGCCATGCAGGGATATCAGGACGTGGCACGCGACTACGCCAAGACGCAGAGTGAGCACCGCTACGATCAAGCCAAGACAGAAGCACAGCTCGGCGCACAGTTGGCTCAGGCCGGTATTCAGGGCGTCGCTGCACTCGGTGGCTCCGCAATGAAAGCCTTTGGTGGGGGCTAACCCAACCGTCTCCACAAGGTTGAGTAATAGACAAAACAGAAACAATAATGGCTAAGGAAGAAAAGAAAAATTCACTTGCCCCGATATATGGTGAACCGAAAGATGGGAGCGGGGTTGTAACCGCAAATTCAGCCGGTGTGTCTGCGTCAGACGGTCATTACAACGAGGGAATGGTGTCTGGGGCCAGTGTTGCCGTACCTGGAGTAGAACACAGGGAGGGTGAGGGTGTGTCTATAAAGATTACACCGGAAGACAACAGCGGCCAGATAAATCAAACTCACAAGGAAATCAATGAGCCCTGGTGGTTGTCGGGTGAGACAGAGGAAAATGGTGTCAAAAGGTTTATCACCTTGGATGATGTGCTAAAAAGAGAGCCTGGCCTGAAATCTACACTGAAAGGAGGGGACTTTCTGTATAACATATTGAACTACCGCAAGGAACACAATTTGCCGTCGCTTGAACCGGAAACATACCGAGCAATGCTGGGCAATCATAGCATGGACAAGACTGCCAAGCAGGAAAAGCGCGACAGGGTACGACATTTTTTGGCCGACGCCATTCAACCTGTTGCTGACGTTCTCAAAGCAGCAGCAGCCTATGGTTACGGAAAGGCAGGACGCACCTTTATTCCTGCAGGAAAGAGCCAGGAGCCAGGGCTTGGAGACCGTATGCGCAGGCTCGAAGAGGTGCGTGCTGCACAGAATTGGGATGCTTGGGCCAATACCTTCCAGAAGCAGGAGCGCGAGCGCCTGCAGCAAGAGGCCGAGGCAAGGCGCGCTGCAGCAAGACAACAGCAAAGAGCGGAGGATTTTGAAGACTTCGAACGTCGTGAAACATACAAGCGTGAGCACCAACCTTCTAAGTCTGCGGTTGAACGGATGAAGGAATCTCAGGCGAACGCATATTTAGACTATGTAGGACGGGGCATGAGTCACGAAGACGCGGCTATTGCTGCAGGCCTGGTTCGTAGAGGCAAGTCTGGTGGCTCTGGTGGCAGCAGAGGTAAAAGCAAGGCGAGGTACTATAAGGTTGGTAACAAAAAATATCCTGAAAGTCAAATAGAGAGAGCTTTGAAACATGCGTATAACATCAAGAATCCTAACGCAGATGTAACTGAAATCGATGAATGGTTTGATGATTTGACACCACTTCAACAAGAAAAATATCTTGAAGAGAACGCGACGTTAATAGAAGAATAAACCAACAAACCAACAATAACAAACAACATGGCGACGAAGAAAGATAAAGATAAAAAGTGGGGACTTAACTGGGGGGCAGCGGATTTTGATAATGCCTTTTCCGAGCGCGTGGAGGAGAATGTCCGAGAGAACGTGCGCGATGGCATTGGTCAAGGGGAAACGCCTATCCGCTCTTGGGATGACATGCCTAATCCTATCAAAGATTGGGGCGAGACCGCTTCTGAAAACATCCAAAGACGAGCCCAGATAGTTGAGCCCGAGGTGCGAAGAGAGGCGTTGGAGAATGCCCAGCGCCCACTTTGGGAGCGTGGTGGCAGACACTTCAATCCGGAGGAGCAACCCATAGCCCCATCCGATGCGGTTGCCGCAACGGTTCCACCGAAACGTGAGGCAGAGCCGGTAGAAAGCAAGTATCCTGCTGTGGACAGCAATACAGACAGGCTGGCCAGTGACGTGGCGCGTGCAGGTATAATGCAGATGGATGACTACATCAATCAGACATTGGTGCGCAACGAGGATATGAGCGAGGGCGAGAAAATTGTTGCATCGCGACATGGAGAGAAAGATTTATACCTAACGCCATATGAGGCAAACATGAAGTATGTTCCTTCTCAAATTGTTGACAATATTGCTGATAATCTGGATACCCCCTTGGCATTGAGCAACATACGCAACAATGCTGCAGCCTTGAATTTAACAGAAGAGGAGTATGTAAAAAAGCTCTTGCTTCCTGTTGTCGAAAATAAGGTAAGGGAAGAGCTGGTAAGGCGCAAGATGCCGAAGAATGCCATAGATGCCGCACTTTCTCCATTGCGTCAGAGTATCATAGGTAGGATCTTACAAAGCACAGCTGGTGTGCCAAACGAAATTCGTGGCGTGGAGCAGGAAGCTCAAGTAAGGTATGACGAAAGGTTGAAGGAAGAGCTTGAAAACGGCGGCGCAGCCGAAAAGGTTGCTGCAGGTGCAATGGCGTTTGGCAGGATGGCCGTTCCGTTTATTGCGGATGCAGGCCCGTTCCGACTGTTTGGCGCGGTTTCTAATACAGCCGGTCTTGGAAGGTTGGCCCGTGCCAGCACTCTGAGCGGCAACGGTTTCCTAAGTACGGCTGTGCGTGCAGGTCTGCATGAAGGTGGCACGTTTGGCCTGTATGAGGGCACAAGCGGGCTGCTAAATGATATCGCACAGGACGAAGTCAGTGTTTGGCAGGCAGCAAAGAACTTCGGCATGAACTATGCTTCTGGGGCGCTGACGGGCTTTGCGCTTGGCTCTGTTAAAACGGGTCTCGCCAAGCGCCATGAGGGTGCTGCCATGTTGAACAAAGGACACTTTGGTAAGCCGCAAGAGGCTTTGCGTGCGGGTGAGAAATTTGCTGCAACAACGGCGGTATTTGCGGTGTCCGACGTAATGAAACGATGGGCCACAGACCCCAACTTTGATATCAACGATGTCGATTGGGGTGATGTGCTGGCAAACTCTGCGCTCACCACTATGATGATTGAGCTGGCTGCAGCTCCAGATAAAATTCGTGCAGCAAGAGCCCAAAAAGAAGCTCTTGGCAACGTTCATTTCACGGAAGCGGACAAGATGGCATTCCGTAACGCTGGCATCCCAGTGGTGCGCGATGGTGACGCCCGCAAATGGCTGTTCCAAAACGCCGAGCTGTACACCGATCTTGACCCCAAACAGCAGCTATGGTATCGTCGTGCCATGGGTATCATTGAAAATAAAGCGTTGTCGGTGGAGCAGAAAAACATGCTCCTGAAAGCTGCAGGGCTGAATCCGAATGTTCCCGTCATGGAAACAACCAAGCTTGGCGACGTGCAGCCGTACATCGTTTTGGACAGCAAAGGCAACCCTGTGACACAATACCGCGTGGATGAGTTTGATGGAAATGGAACATTCCAGAAGAGAACCATCTTTGCCACAGAACAGGAAGCTCAGCAATATCGTGAAGAGATGGGCGAAACCGTCACGCAGAACTGGCGCAAGTTCTGTCAGCAGCAGAGCGAGACGGTCAAGCTGGCCAAGGCAACACCGATGGCGTTTGCGGAAATGTTCCGTCGTGGTGTTTACCCCGAACAGATGACGGAGATTCTTGCTAAGGACGAAAAGAACTTGACCGGGGACGAGAGAAAAGTAAGGGAGGAGTTTCTTGACGTAAGACAAACGTTCATGGACCTAACGGAGACGCCCTACGAAGATGCCCTTTACGACATAGCAGAGAAACATGGTGTCCCCGTGGAAGCTGTTCGTGGTGCGGTAGAGTCTGATTCCCGTACGAAGCTTGGGGATCAGGTGATGAGCGACTTCATGCAGTTGCTGGAGCAGTATACCAAGCCCGGAATGTTGGATAACCAAAAAGACGAGAATGCAACCAGGGAGCTTATTTCAGACGGCGAATTGGAGCAGCTTCGCTCAGAGGGACGTAAGCTGTACGCCTCCGGCGACGCGAAAGCCATGCACGAACAGGTGTTGCGTTTTCGCGCAGCAAAAGCACGCCATGAGGGCAGCAAGGCTGACGAACATCTGTTTGAATATTATCTTCGCCAGAAAGCCATTTACGACGCCATGCTCGAAACGCATAACGGCAACCACTCTGAGGCCTACGGCGCGGCTGAGAAATTTGCCAAGAGCGAGCTGATGGCCGACGCTGATGGCAATGTTCGCGTGGTGCGCATGGGCGACAAGGCTTTCGTTGTGCTCAACGCCGACATGGACAGCATGATTGTTGTGCCCGTGGAGACCGCCCAGGATGGCACCATAGACTTTGCGTCTGCAGACCGCTCACGTGCCCGTACCATGATGCGCCGTGATGCAGGAGAGTTTGAGATGCACAATGTGGACGAAGTGATGCGCTCCATGTACCCCAACGTGACAGCAGAGCGAGATGCTATTTTTGGCGACACAAAGCCCGAAGTGGGTCAAGTGGTGGAGACTGTAGCCGATGAGCAGGGCAACGTCGTGCGCGAAACGGTTGTCGGAACCGACGGCAACGGCACATGGATGATCCAGAGTGAAGACGGTGCCCAGCGTGCTGTGACGGAAGAGGAGCTGACACAATTGTTGCGCGAGCAGGAGCAGCGCGTTGATGACGAACGCTACTTCAAGGAGGAGGTGGAGGCTATCAAGGCAAAAGATATAGAAAGAAGAGAGGCAGAAGCAGAGGAAGGGCGGTTTAACAAAGGCGGTAAGTCCGGGAAAAAGGTGCCTGTTGTCGATGTTGAGGATGTGCCCGTACCAAGAGACCAGGAGGGCAACGCCGACCTCAACGGCATGGCCGAGGCCGGCACGTCTGTTGTCAATGCTATCGATGCTCTTAGCGAGGCTTTTGATGGGGATTTGGGCCGTGCTCAGCGCGTTGTGGCTGCTAAGATAAAGTCGCTTACAAAGCAAAGCAAAGAGGTCGCAGAGTCCGCAGGAGAGGAAAGTGGAGACCTGAATGCCATGGCAGCTTCTGCACGCGAACGCAACGCCAGGCGTGCCAAGATTGCCCGTGAGCAGGACTATTGGCTTAGCCTGTTGAGCGAGATGACCGGCCGAAGGAAAGAGGTTCTGGCGGGAGATATCGATAATCCGGATAACTATCGCCAACCCAAGGAGATTGCGCGCGAGCAGATAGAGAAGCTGGCCGGGAAACTTGGCGTGAAAGTGGTGTTCACAGATAACATGTACGACACCATGATGGCAGACGAGTCGATCACGTCAAAGCCCAAAGACCCGCTTGAAGCAAGCAGTTACAACGGATATCGCAGGAAGGACGGAACAATCGTAATCAACACAAACAGCGAACACGCGCTCGTCTGGACGATGGGCCATGAGACCGGACATCAGGTCGAAGAGGCAGCACCTCAACAATATGAGGTGTTAAAGGCCGCTATTCTGGACACGCTTGACCCCCTCTTTGTTGCACAAAAGATGGAGAGCCTTAGAGGGGAAGAGGTTTACAAAAACAGTACAGACAGTGAACTGCTGAGCGAAATAGCCAACGACGGTCTGGGTAGAATCTTTACAGACGAAAGAGCGTTCGGAGAGCTCATGAAGCGACTTGGTGTGGAAGAAGCCAAAACGCTCGCCGACAAGATTAAATCATGGGTAGGGCAGACCGCTGTGATGAAGACTCTTAAGCAGACCTGGGATTCGCTCACAAAGAAAGCGCAGGAAGCCAACCCATTGCTCATGGACGGCGAAAGGGGTGAACGCCTGCTGTCTCTGGCAGAAAATGCCTATAAAAAGGCAATGGAGAGCGGTCGTGTAGACAAACAAGGCAATCCAATAGATGAGAACGGCAAGTTGTTTTTGGAAAATGTGAAAAGTCTTGATGAAATAAGCGACGACGACTTCATAGCACCGAAACGCAACATTGTTCTGCCACAGATTCCTCAAAAGGTAACGGAAGCATTGGGCATTAACGGTAAGCCTGTGGTTATCAAAAAGAATATTTTTGAAAGAAACCTGCAGAACCATCCCGATGTAACGGCAGAAGACGGTCGTGAGATTTTACATGATGCTCTTTATGACACTAATTTATATGGGCAGAATCAAAAGGTAAGTCGCCCATATAACTGGGTGGTCATTAATACAAAGAAGGGAGACCGCAACAGATTAGTGTTATTAGAAATCAATGAAAATAAGGATAATGTAGAAATTGTCCATTGGCATTTTATTGATGATAGGGGATTGCAAAAAATTAGAAGACAAGCGGCCCGTGAGGGCGGGCAACTCCTCATACTGCCTTCCGAATTCTCGAAAGAGGTCGGCGCCCTTTCCGACCTTACGCGCGGCTTGTCTTCTGAGAGCAAAGGTAAGGATATTTTTGTAAACGACCAAGAAAACGGTGTAGATTTTTCAAAAGAAAGTGAAAAAGAGCACGAAAATGCACGTTTAGAGGAACAGTATAGAGAGACAGAACGTCTCACGGCTGTCAAAAAAGACTATGAGAAAGGTTTGCAGGCAGGCAGGAAGCTTAATTGGCGCAGTCTCGGACGTGGCGGCATAAACGAAATTAGTGTTTATGGCCTGGAATGGGGCCTGAACAATAGGATACTTGGACACCGCCCGAACAGTATCATATCCGAAGGTGCGGACGGTGGGCGCATCAAGGTGAACATGTCTCCACAAAACCTTGTTGATACCCGCGACCACATTGACGCTCTTGAACGGCTGCAAAATGAATACGTTACGATACGCAAATCTCCGGTGGTTACTGACGGCGCCCGTCGCGTGATAGATAGCAACATCTATGCCATTGACTACGCCAAGCGCTACTACGAACTTGCTCTGCAGGGAGACAAGACCATACTTAAGATGGAGGCTCCGCAGTTCTCCAAGGAGGACGCTGAGCCGAAGGAGATCGAGAGACATCCCATTTTCCTGTCGAACGCAGAGGTTGCTGTGCGCAACATTAAACAAGATAAGGCTACGGCAGAACAGTGGCTGGCAATGGCCGAGAAGATGGGTGGCATCAAGGCAGGCGAAGACAAGTGGATGGGCCTGTCCGACTGGCTGCGAAGCAAGAAAGGTGAGAAGCTGACCAAGGACGAGGTGTTGAAATACATCATGGACAACTCCATACAGGTGGAGGATGTGCATTACGAAGAAATGTCCGGCGACGATATCTGGGCCTTGCCTGCTATGAAGAAATACTCAGAGGAATTCAAGCAGCGCATCGAAGAAACGGGCAATGCAGCAGAGGCGTTTGACGCAATGGTGAGCGACTACGGCGACGACTTTGCGTCTGCGTTCGAGTATGACAACAACGAACTGTCACCCGTTACGGACTGGGATGGCGAATTGTCCGGGGCAGCACGACACTATCTTGACATCGACAAGAATGTTATCAACGAAATACGCTTGGGGCTTACCACAGAGGGGCTGACCAACAAGCGCGAGATTGCGCTTGTTGTGCCGACTGCAGATCCGTATCATGGAGACTTGCGCGAGATACATTTTGATGATGACGCAACGCAAGGACGCGCTATCGCTTGGGCGAGGTTCGGGGAGACGACAGGCGACGGCAACCGTGTGCTTGTTATTGATGAGGTGCAGAGCCAGCGTTTTGAGGACGCAAAAGGAAAGGGGTTCGAGCATGTCTTTCCTGTTGAGGGGGTGCATGTTGGTGAGTATGTCCCTGTAAAAGATGAGAGGTACAAGCATATATCTTTTGCAAACGTTTTTGAGCACGACGGTATACACATCGGCCAAATTGAGAAGATAGCCGACAAATTCAGGCCGCTGGATAGTCAGGGTCGGCAGATAGGCTATGAGGATTTTGACACAGAGGCAGAGGCTGTTAATCTTGTTAAAAAAGATTATGCGACAGTTGTGGGTGTTCCTGACGCTCCTTTTGCAAAGAATTGGTATGAGTTGACCATGAAGCGTATGCTTCGCTATGCCGCAGAGAACGGTTATGATAAAATGGCGTGGACTACCGGCGAGCAGCAGGCAGCGAGGTATAATATAGGAACTGTGGTGAAGGACATCTATATCGCCAAAAGTCTCAATTCAGAAAACTGGAAAACTGTTGTGCTTGATACGAAGGGTGGCATGTTAGGTTATGATGTCGATAAAGACGGCATTGTGCGAGCCACCAGTACTTCGATGGGAACACCTATGAACGACGGTACTGTTGGTAAGTCGCTTTCGGAATTGATAGGCAAGGACCTGGCCGTAAGGGTACTCAGCTCTCCTGACAACACAAAGATCGAGGGCGAGGGGTTGCGTATTGGTGCCGAGGGCAAGGGCGTTTTCTATGACGAGATATTGCCGCGCTTCATGAATAAGTACGGCAAGAAATGGGGCGTGAAGGTGTACGACATCGAGCTCCCCAACGTCGAAGAGGCCGGGCGCCACATGTGGGCTGTGGATATCACTCCCGAGATGAAGGAGAGCGTTATGCAGGGACAGGTGATGTTCTCCAAGGAGGCTAAGGATTTTCAAGAGCGGCGCCAGCGTGCAATCGATGTCGGCGGATATGTGACGAGCGGACTCTCGGGTATTGAGTTTGATGTTATAGATGTGCCAAGACATGATTTTAGGGGTACCGGTGCGGAAGCTTTAAAATCTGCCGAACAATGGGCAAAAAAGCATATTGTCGGGACGTATTATGCCACAGGACGCGACAATAAAAGGTTCGCCTATACAATAGGAAAAAAATCCATAGAGAAATACGTTTCTCCCTCCTCTACACAGAAGAGTGTAAATCTCGGTGTGCATCTCTCTGTATTGAAAGTGTTACCGGAAGTAATCTCTGGTAGTGTGGAAGTTGAAGTTCACCCCGACTATACAAAAAATAAAGCCGGGGAGCGCAATAGAAACAACTCTGTCAACATGAAATCTTTGATACACAGATTTTATGGCGCAGCCCGTATAGATGGAAATATCTATCGTGTAAAAACGACAATTCGTGAGTATGCGGATGAAAATAGGGACGCAAGAGCGCACAGTTATGAAGTAACAAAAATAGAATTGGTTGAAGCGCCTTCCACGGGTGGCAACAATGCCAGCAGTGAACATTCGGCAATGACCTCAATCAATTCTATTTCTGGCGCAAAGTTACTGCAAAATGTTGAAAAATCCTACGATGAAGGAAAATTTTTGCTTGAAGAAAGCGAAAAATCTCAAATTCATAGCGAAAATTTCAAAAAATGGTTCGGAGATTGGGAAAAAGAGCCCCAAAAAGCCAGCAAAGTAGTTGACGAGAACGGTGAGCCGTTGGTGGTTTATCATGGGACAAACTCCACAGAAGAGGAGAAAGCGTGGAACGAGGAGCACGGATGGTATGATACGGAACATAAGAAGTTTAATGTCTTTAGAACAACGTGGACTGACGGCAACCCGAGCGCAGGTCATTTCTTTGTTGCGGATGAAAACAATGCCGGTGGGTATGGTAATACTGTTTACCCCGTATACTTGAATATAAGAAAGCCTCTGGTGATAGATTGCAAGGGAGCAAACTTTGCTTCTATCGAGCACAATGGTAAACGGCAAGGTACTTATGACTGGGCAGAAGAAGCGCAGGTACAGGGGTATGATGGCGTAATCTTCAAAAACATCCGTGACGGTGTGGATATGGGCAGCTTGCAGGAGCCCGTGGATGAATATGTGGTATTTGAATCTACACAAATAAAGTCTGCCACAGAAAACACGGGACGCTTTGATGGCAAGAATCCCGATATCCGTTTCTCCAAGGAAAATGCCGAGACGCTATTCAATGAGGCCAAGAAGCGCTTTGGGCGCACTTATGACCTGAGAGAGGCGGGATATATCCTTCCTGACGGCACGATGCTGGATTTCTCTGGAAAACATTGGCTGAACGATGGTTCGGACGCATCATCGCTCGCAGGGCGGCGCACCGTCGATCATCGCGATATCCGTGAGCTTGCATACGAGCGCGATGGCAACACGAAGACGGGCATTGAGACCGATATGACAGACTTTATCCGTTCTGGTGCCATTCGAATCGATGACAACGCTGGTCTCATCAACCTGTCGGCCAAGCCTACACCGGAGCAGCGCGAGCTGTTGCGACGCCTTGTGAGCAGAAACGGAGGCCAGGTGCAGGTGGAGATAGGCGACGGCGACACGAGCGAGGCATACGTTGAGTATGACAACGCCAAGCCGTCCAGGGTGCTTGCCGACATTGACCGTTATTTCGACGAGGGAATTGTACCGCAAGGCGATGTACAGTTCTCTAAGGAAGATTTTTCAATCAATAGCAAAAAAACATCGGAAGACGATTTGCAGATTGGAGAAAAATTCGTATCTTTGCACTCTGAAAGAGACAGAGAGGCTGTTAGGGAACAGCGCAACTCAATGTCTCCAACTGCACAGTGGAGAGAAGGTGTTGGCGACGTGATGATACACAGCATCCTGCCAATCGTCCGTAAGAAGTATGCCGACCTGCACGAAAAAGCTAAAGCTGGAGATGTAGAGGCTGCTTTTCGACTGGTGAAGGCTGTAGTCAAAGAAGACCGCATCAGGGCCTTGGCTGAACAGCACCCGAATGCGAAGGTGGCTTTTGTTCATGCAGAGGAAGCGACAGGAACAAATAGGATTCCCGAAGCTTATGCAAACGAGCTTGCTGACTACGGCTTTGGGCACACAGACATTGTTCAGACCAACAAGCCGCAACACACCGGCTCGGACAGAATCGGGCGCATGATACGACGGGCTCGCTTTGACGGCGACGTGGAAGCCGGGACGGAGTATATCCTTGTTGATGACCATGTGACGATGGGCGGCACACTTCGCGACCTCAAAGACTACATCGAGAGTAAAGGCGGCAAGGTGGTGGCCGTAACAACCTTGACAGCCAGCGCAGGCGGCTCCAAGCTTCAACCCACAGCAGAACAGATAGAACAATTAAAACAAAAAGGAATAACAAATGAGCAACTCAAAGAACTCGGCATCGCAGATGACATCGCAGGCCTCACAAAAGGCGAAGCAAGAGAACTCCTCGTATTGGCTGACGCGAGAGCAGATCGACGCCCTGCATCAGGACGCCCGGGAGACTTGGGCGAAGCTCGACGCTCTTCGGGAGGCAGAGAAAAGAGTAGCGGGCAAGGCGTAGATTATTCCAAAGAAACCCCGGCACCCAAAGAGGGCGAAGACTGGAAGGACTACGCCGGTCGCGTGTCGCGTTGGATGAATCAAAAACAACGTGGCGCAACAGACAGTCAAATTGACGATTTGGAGAGTATCCGCACGGCAATAGCCGAGACGGACACCAATCCTTCTGAAGCTGAAAAGAAGAGCGGCAACTACAAGATGGGGCACGCTCATCTGGACGGCTATCAAATTACCATAGAGAATCCTGCAGGCAGCGTGCGTCGCGGCACAGATCCCGACGGCAAGGCATGGGAGACGAAGATGCACTATACCTACGGATACATTCGTGGCACAAAGGGTAAGGACGGAGACCACGTTGACATCTTCCTTTCGGAGAATCCGACTCAGGGCAATGTGTATGTCGTTGATCAGGTTGACCCCAAGACGGGCAAGTTCGATGAACATAAGGTGATGTACGGCTTCCAGAGTGAAGCAGAAGCTCGCGATGCTTACCTATCCAACTACGAAGAGGGCTGGAAGGGTCTTGGCGACATTACCGGTGTGAGCAAGGAGGAATTCCGCAAGTGGGTGGACAGCTCTAAGCGTAAGACCAAACCATTTAAGGAATATGCCAATATAGAGACCATTAAGGAAGCCCCTGTTGCAGCCAAGGCGCCGGAGCCCAAAGAGGGTGAGAGCCCGCTGGAGTATTCTCAGCGCGTGATGGCATGGGAGCGCACGCAGAGTGAGGCGCAGGAGCTGTCGGACGGCGGAGTAAAATTCTCCAAGCGCACTAAGGATGAGCCGAAGAAAAAGGGTATTGGCTACAAGGTGTTCTACCTGAAAGACGGCAAGCTGTATCCTCCTATGGTGGCCAATCCTGGCGGTGAGGATACGCCGATGGGAGTATGGCTGGACGCCGATGCTGCGCCCGTGGTGGCAGAGACGAAGAGCGGGCGCAAAAAGGTGAAGGCCGGAGGCAAGGGTACGCAGGGTGGCAGTGGCCAGCTGGCATACCGCCCCGGTTGGCATCTGGGCGAGATACCTTATGCCTCACAGTTCAACCGAGAAAACGCAGAAACGGGTGAGAAAGAACTGTTCCCGGCAAGATTTGTGTGGGCCGAGGTGGAATATGCTAACGACAAGGACTACCAGAAGGAGGCCGAGAGTTACGGCATGACTGAGAACGGCAAATTCCGTCATTCTTATGCAGGACTGCCGAGGGTGCCGGAAGATGGAGCATACAAGTACCGCACCAATCCTGACCCGAATACCGATCCGTGGATTATCACGGGTGCTATGCGCGTGAATCGTCTGCTGACTCCCAGTGAGGTGGACGAGATGGTGGCTGCTGCTGGCCGCGAGCCGCAGAAACGCGAGCAGGGTGCCGTGACGGATGCCGATATTGAAGCATTGAATGGTGGTGTGAGGTTTTCGAAAAACACAAAAAGGAGCAGCGCTCAGCTGGACCTGTTTGGGAATCCGCAGCTCGACCTGTTCCGCGACCGCCAGAAAGACAAGACGGTGATGGAGCGCATCAAGGAGCTGGCCGATGGTGACCTGCTCCAAGAGATTGGCAGCGGCGAGATGAGAGACTGGGACTTCTATCAGGAAGAGTACGACCGTCGCCACAACAACGAGTATGGTGAGGAGATAGACTCCTATACCGATATGCTCATTCAGGGCAAAACAAGTCTGAACGATGCCTACCAAATGTATGCAGACGTAGAGAAGCGGTGGAGGTCCGGCGGTTATGCCACCGAAGAGCGCACGGCGTTGCGCGCTCAGATGGATGCGCTGACGGACTACATTGACCGTCTCGAATTTGCCGAAGGAGACGAAGTGCAGGGCTTGGAGGGGTACACCCGCCAGGAGGTCTTAGACGCCGTTCGCGGAGACGTTGAAGAGATGCTTGAAGACAGTGGCGTTGATGTCGAAATCAAGGGAATGGCCCTGAACGGCAGTCGCCTGCGTGGTGATGCTCGCAAGGATAGCGACCTTGACGTTGTTCTCGAATACGACGGCGATGTTAGCGAGGATGCTCTGTTCAACATTTTGAACGAGAATCCGATAGAATTTGACGGCATCAAGGTGGATATCAATCCCATTACCGAGGGCAAGAGTGGCACGCTGGAGCAGTATATGGCCCGCAGCCGCCAGTACGACGAAGAGGTTGGTGTGCGTTTCTCGAAAGAGAGCGAAGACTTTGCGGAAAAATATTCTGGCGGCAACGAAGATAAAAAGGCGCAAATTGCAGATAGAATTAGCAAAATTAATACAATAAAGAAAAAATTTGGCCCAGAAAGTTTGTTGAGTGAAGAAAGTTTAGTATCTTTGCAAAGAGAGATTAAGAAGCCGATTGATCACTTCTATAATGTTGTTGCTGAAAAAATTGCTGATGAGTATATCAATGAGAAATTTGGCTCAGGTACAAACGTCATTGACCCGGACGAATTGCGGGAACGGGCGTTTGCGGTTGTCGGGTATGACGGGACAAACGTCTCGTTGTATGGTAAGAACGACGATCTGATTGCCAAGGTATACCGAAAAGCTCTGGCTAAAGCGATAGCAGACAACAATCCAACAGTAATCTTATTGACAGGCCATGCGGGAGCAGGCAAGAGCACATCGCTCAGAACATCGGGAATAGACACATCGAAAGCCGGCGTGGTTTACGATTCTGCGTTTAACACCTATGAGAGTCTGGCGCGTGCCATAAATACCGCTAAAGAAGCAGGCGTCAAGGAGAGCGATATTCGTGTAGTTGCGGTGTACAACGACCCTGTGACGTCGTTCTCAAACACGCTGGCGCGAGCCAAGAAAGAGGGTAGAACTGTACCGTTCAACTATTTCTTTGGGCATGCTTTCGTGAGCAACAATGGCAAAATTAGAGATTTAAGCGACAACTTCCCAGAGGTAAACATCGTTTGTCTTGACAACAGCAGAAACAGCTCAAAGGGCGAGGTTAGTCTTGATGAAGCTAAAGACTGGGATTACGGAGTAAGTGAACAACAATTTGAAGAAGCATTAAAACTTATTGAAGATGAAATCAATAGAAAAGAAAGAGGACTTGCAGAGCATCAAATTGCCTCTATCGCAAGAGGATTATCAGGCACTCGACGACTGCCCCATCGACTGGATGGAGTGGCCAAAAGAATTGAGGTACGCCTACCAGGAAATGGCCGACGCGAAAGCGTTGGAGAAGTGGGGGGAGGCTTAACGCCGGACAGCGGGGTTAAGTATTCCAAAGATTCCGACATCAAGAAAGGCAAGTCGGAACTGTGGAAGCAGACGTGGGACGAAGTGAAGGACAACGCCCACTATCGCGACATGTTGCTTGACCTGGAGCCGCACACCATCGAAGAGGTTGCTGCTGGCATACTTCGCGGCGGCGGTCTGCTTTGGGGCGACGTAAAGGACTCTGAGGGCAAGGTGCTCGTCAAGGGTGTCCGCTCGTTCATGGGTTATAAGGAGGGCGAACGCAAGAAATTCTTCGGTCTGTTCACGTCAGAAGAGAACGGAGGTCGCGGTTTTGAGCGCGTCGGCGAAGAGGTAGAGACGGAATGTCAGAGGCTTGGTATCCCGTACGACGAGAACGACCCCATGGCCGGTGTGAACGCTCTGCAGTCTGTCTTGTCAGAATGTGGTGGCAAGGGACAGCTCAACGACTATATTCAGTACAAGAGAGTGCTTGAAGTAAGTTCGCAGATTAAGGCTGATGAAGATGCCGAGCAGGAGGCTCTTGACGAAGAGTATTATGACCGCTACGGCATGGATAAATCCACCTACGACCAAATCTTTGAGGAGGTCAGCGGAGAGAAAGAGCGCCGGAAGTCCAAGGAGACCATCGATCTCTTGCAGCGCAAGGTAGAGCAGCAGAATGAGAAGATGGAGCGTATGTGGACTGAGCTGAAAGCTGAGCGCACGAACAAAGAGGGTAAGGCTGCAATCGAAAGACTCATTCAGCAGAACAAGGCTGCGCGTGAAGAGAATGCGGCCCTTCGTGCTGAGTTGAACGAGAAGCGTGACGATGGCAAAAAGCTCGACAACACCAGAATTGCGATGGAGCGTCGGGAGAATATCCGTAAGCAGCTGATTGACTATATCCGCGAACAGGTAGCGTCGGAATGGATGCCCTATACCACCAAACAGGAGTTGAATAAACTTCTGAGTGCTGTGCAGAACGCAACGACGCAAGAGGGCTTGGAGAAAGCTATGCTTGAAGTCAGGAATGTCAGCACGGCAGGCATGGTGCGCGCGCAGCAGCAGCGCCTTGACAGGATGCTGGCCCTGAAGGTGCAGGGTGTCAACGGCAAGAATATGTCTATTGCTAAGACCGTCGATGACCGCACAAGGGTAATTCTGCGGGGAGTAAACCAGCGCGTGATGGACAACAAGATGGCGGGACTGTTGGAGCGCATGGATGACCTGCGGCGCAACCGCATGAAAGTGAATGCGGAGCTTCGTCGCCTGCGTCGTGACGGTGATCCGGACGGTCGCATTTCCAAACTGGAGGAAGATCTGCGCGAGATGGAGAGCCACATGGCTGCAACGGAGCAGGAGATGGAGGATATCCGTCAGGCAAAGCCGGGAACCCGAGAGAGCGACATCAACGAGGAGCTTAAGGCCCTGGAAGAGAAGATGGACCGAGCCGCCAGAAAGGAGGCCGTCTGGACAACGGAGGACACGGACCTCATGACACAGCTGAAACTCATGCAGGCCCTGATAGAGCCCCGTGAGTTTGAGGTACAAGAGGCCAATATTCGCAGGCAGATCTCCGAAAAGATTGACCTTCAAAAGGCAACGACGCAAGAGAGAAACGCTACGGCCGACGACGCAAAGCGCCATGAGTTAACTGGTAAGATACGCCAGATACGCAGCGAGATAGAAATGCTAAAAGAGCAGCGCAATCAGGCACAGATGGCCAGAAGCGAGGCGCTGAGCAGAGTGATAGAGCTCTTCGACGGCGTCATCAAGGGCGGCAGGGAGTCTCTGCAGGCTAAGACAGAACGCGAGGCGCAGCGTAGAATCATGCTGATACGCGAGGCTGTGCATTCTGTTTGGGGAAAGGACCCGAACGAGACAACCCGAAAGGGACAGGAGGAAATTTCGGATGCCACAAAAGAAAGTGCCGTCAAACGTCTGTTTAGTGCGCCGATGTCCTCATTTGACTACATGACACAAAAGGTGGCCACCGACGGCGTTGGAAAGGACAGCTGGCTCTACCGCTACTTCATGGAAGGCAAGGACGGTGTGATAGAGGCCTACAACACCTACCTGACCGGAATGCGCGAGCAGAAGGATGCGTTGAACGCCAAGGTGGAGGAGTTGTTCGGCACAAAGAACAGCAAAATCCTGAGAACCGACGCATGGGTAAAACAGGCTGCAAAGGCAGATGAGATTGAGAACCACAGCGGCGTGACGATGGTGGATGCCTACGGCAACCGCCTTGAAATGCCGATGAGTAAGGGGCAGGCCACCTATATCTGGGCGCGCTGGCAGATGGCCGACGGTAAGGTGAAACTCCAGAACCAGGGCTTTGATGACACCTCTATCGCAGAGATTGAGAAGTTTGTAGGCCCCAAGTATATCGAGCTGGCCAAGTGGTTGTCGAGCGAGTTTCTTGCCGGTAGTCGTGCGAAGTACAACGAGCGATATCGTGAGATGTATAACACGTCGATGGCCCGCATTGAGAACTATGTGCCGATGGGTATCTTCAAGGGCGCCGTGCGTCAGCAGAGCGACCTGTCGGAGGATGCCGCACAGCGCAAAAGCCTGGAGACTCGCGCCGGAAGCCTTATCAATCGAAAGTTCAACGTGCTTCCCGTGGATATCACGCAGAGCATCTTTGACGCCATCAGCGCCCATGTGGAGCAGATGGAGAATTGGTACGCCTATGCTCGCGTAAGACGTGACCTGGATGCCATATTGAGCAACACCTATTTCCGCAACCAGCTCAACGCTAACCACGCCGGAGATTTTGAGAGATTCTACGAGGCTGCAGCCGTGGCCACCAAGAGCTACATTCCCGGAGACGCAAAGTATGGCGATGAAACGATATCGATTCTCAATAAGGGCCTCGTTGCTGGCAACATTGCGTACCGTCTGAATACGGCGTTGAAGCAGCTGCTGTCTGCGCCAGCCTATCTTGGGTACAGCCAGAACCCTGTGTTTATGGGAATTTTGGCAAAGAATTGCGCAACAGGCGCCCTTTGGCAAAACTGGAAGTGGTGTTACGACCACATTCCCAGCTTCCGCGAGAGGGTGGATGTTGGAGACCTTGGCGACAACCGCCTGTCGGAGAATACGGCGACGGCTATTGGTCAGCGACTGCAGAAGTACGCCAGCATCGGCATGATACCCAACCGCATTGTGGACGGTGTGACGGTGAGCATCGGTGCCAAGGCAATTCACGACTACGCTCTGAGAAAGTATTTGAAGCTGGCAGCTGTCGGCAACCCGACACTGGAGGAGCGTGCGCAGCGCATTCAAGAGGCACACCGAATGGCCAAGATGGAGGCAGATATCTTCTACAACCAGACACAGCAGTCGAGCCATCCGGCATTCCTGTCGCCCATGCAGCTGTCGCGCAGTCTTATGGACAGAGCTCTGACTGTCTATCAGAACGCCAACCTTGGTTACACCAGAGCGATGATGAATGCGGCGCGAGATCTTATTTCGGCCAAAGACTATCAGCGCACCATCAATGGCCTGGCGCGTAGGTATGAGAGCTTTGGTCTGAGCACGGAGGACGCCATGAAGTTGGCGCGTCAAGACGCATGGAAGAAGTACCCTAATCTTCTGACAAGACTTGGCCTGTTTGGTTGGGGCTTGAAGTGCGCATGGAACTGGGGAAGCAACGGCCTGCTTGGATTCCTGCAGAACGACGATGACGAGAAGCGCAAAGATGGCGAGACGCAGGAGCAGTACGAAAAGCGCATGGCGCTACGCAATTCTAACGATTTCATTTCGTACCTGCTGACACCTGTTCAGGGAACGCCTGGCGGCAACATGTTGTTTACGTTCAAGGATTATATGCTTGGCGAAGAGGGCAAAAAGTTCGACTACAATCCCATCCTCTTTGTTGATGAGCTCAATAAGATGATGATGGACATGTCTAAAGACGTTCAGGACGGCGGTGTTCTTAACACCATGCTTGCTGCACACATACTGATGCACATATCGAAGTTTGGCGGCGTTGATCCGCAAACATTTGGGAACATGTATATTGGTGTAGAAGGGCTGGTTAAGAACGGATATCCTTATGATGATGCACTCGTCGACTTCATGTATTTTCTCAACACGCCCAGAAACGGACGCATGGAGGCAGCGCGCACGCTGTTTATTGAATATCGTCCGAATGCGACGGAAGAGGAATTCCAGAAAGTGGTGGGCTACGCCGACGGCTTCTTGACCAGATATAGTTGGCTTGGAGAATATATGCCCGGCATAAAAGCCGCCGAGGGCGAGAAAGCCGAAAAAGAAGTCAAGTCACTTGCAAAAGAACTGCATAACGGTGGTCATGAAATTGAAAAACTTGCAAAAGGTGGCGGGTATATTAGTTATGACGAAGATTGGGCGCCAGGTGAGATTAACAATCCGGACACTTATAAAGAACAAAAGTTGTTTGACGACATTGTTGAAGACATAAAAGTGGGCGATATACGCAACCAGCTTAATGAGTTAAAGAAAGAAAGGGCAGGCGAAGTAGCGTCGGCAAGAACGCGCTCTGATGTTCGGGCTAAGCATGAGGCGGCAAAATGGGACCGTCAGCATAAGCAAACGATTGATTTGGGCATAGTATATGACAGCTACAACCGTTTGGATAAATCTTTAAAGGAACAACTTACAGGTGACAGGGAACAAGATATAGAAGTAATGAGAAGAATTAGGGCTTTACGAGCAAGGTTTCTTGATATTACGAAAAATCCAACAAGGATCAGTGATAGGGCCTGGGAGATACAACATAAGAAAAGTAAAAATGAAAGAAAAAGGATGGAGGAAAATGAGCTATGGCAAAAGTAGAACCGATTGGTAAATTCATCCTGTCGTATGAGGGCGGGTTTGTAAACGACCCCAAAGATCGAGGAGGGGCCACAAATAAAGGGGTGACCATCGCTACATGGCGAAAGCAGGGCTACGACAAAGACGGCGATGGCGATATCGACGTCGATGACCTAAAGCTCATCACAGAGGCCGACGCGCTGAGGATTCTCAAAAACAACTACTACAACCGTTGGCGTGCGGACGAAATTAACGACCAGTCTGTCGCTAATATGTTGGTGGACTGGGTGTGGTGCAGCGGAAAGAACGGCATCGTGATTCCTCAGAGGCTCGTTTACGCGAAGCCTGATGGCATTGTCGGCCCGCAAACACTTCGCATGATCAATTCATACAACCCCAAGGAGCTTTTCTATATGCTTTTGGAGGCGCGTGAAAAGTATCTGAGGAAAATCTGTGAGAACGACCCGTCGCAGAACCGATTCCTGAATGGCTGGCTGCGACGGCTGAATGCCATTGCTTATGGAGAATTAACACTGAACACTGGGAAAAAACTTCGTTTTTGAAGCCATTTTGAGTTGTTATATGTTGGGAAGCCCTGTGGCAAGCGATTTTTGCTGCAGGGCTTTTTGTGTATGTCGAAACTTTTTTGTAACTTTGCACGCAAAGTTATGAGCCATGAAGAGGAAGTCGATTCGTAAATCGCAACTGGAGAGAGAGTTGAACGAAATGATTCGCACTATCAGCGACGCACATCCCGACATTCCGCTTAGCGGAAGGCTGTTTGAAATGGGTGCTCGCTGGGTGCTGGATAAGAATGTCCGGATTACCCAAGACGAAGACAAAGTGGAGCCGATATCCACACCCAACAGGAGCTTCACGGAGAGGATGTCTGTGGAGTACGGAATGTCGAGGAGTAGGGTGTATGTCATCCTCCACGGAACGTTGCCGGCCGAGGCAGAGAAGAGAGCTATTGCAAACGAGATAAGGAGTAGGGCAGTCTGGGAGAGCGAGAATCACACCCTGTCAAAAAGAAAAACCGATCGCCTCTGAGAAGCGATCGGTTTGTTGTGGCGTTGGAAGCATCTTTTATGCGACAGCGCCCTGAGCTGGAGCTGCTGCAGGAGTCCCGGCCGGTGGCATAATGCCAGGAGCGGACTGCTGGGCAAGTGTTTGCTCGTATTTGTCCATTATTGCCAGTACCCGCTGGCCGTCCGGAAGGTCTGCGGCTTCTATGGCAACCCTCAGTGGAATCTTATTGTTAACACCAAGGTTGAGCCAGAAGTCGCTGGTGAGCGCGCGATAGGTCGGCGTATTGGAGTTCTGAGAAATGCTCAACTCCATGTCCACGTCGGACAGGATGGACATATCCTCTTCGAGCATCTTGCCACAGATGCTGACCTTTTTGCGTCCGGTGTAGCAGCACTTCATGATTTTCACCTGCTTCATGGCAGCTTGTTCAAGGAAGTCGTTGTAGGTGCCAAGCATATCGCTAAGTGACGATGCAGCCTGATTGATCATTTGGCTCATCAGGACGCCGGACATATTGCTTGCCTCGCGCTTGCCCTGAAGAGACGCTTGTGCGCCAGAAACGTCCTCTGACATACTCTTTGAGAGATTGATCATGTAGTCGAAACCGCCCGGGATACCTTGGCTGGTCTTGATTTCGGGAGCCTTGCCGCCTCTTACTGAGGTATACAAGACAACGCCGTTGGTACGAATAAACTGATCGCACATCTCTTCGAAGCCCTGCATGTCTGATATACTGTTCTCATCGACCACCATAACGCCTTTGGCGGCGTTCTTTATGTAGAAGTCCATGCAGATGATATAGTAGTTCAGGTAATCCTGTGCGGGAATCATTTCTGCAGAGTGGCTGCGAATGATGCCGTCGTCCATCGGATATCCTTTTACGACGAACGGCTGTATGCTTTCGGCGCCGTTCCAGTAGGGACTAACGCCCTCTTCAAGGATGGTGCCATCCGGAGCCATGTATCGGAAATACCAATACTCTTCTACGCAATACTCCCAAGAAATGCCGTTCTCTTCCCAGTACAGTTCGGGGTCTTCGAAATATTTGATGTCGCCCGTCTCTTCGTCCATCATAGGAGAAACGCCATCCCAGTCCTTCATCATATTGAGAGACAGGCGCTCCTCTTTGATTTTCTTAAGCTTATCTTCTTCGCTCTTGGAATAGGGGACATAATACGGATTGGCTTCGCGTGCGTCAATAACGCGATAAGCGTCACGATACTCTTTTGTCCAAAGTTCAATAACGCGGTATTTATTGTATTCCTTTGGCTTGAAGAAGTCAACGTCGGCCAGGTCGGAGAAGCGGGTATCTTGCGAATATGTGCTGGCAAGATATTCATCGCTCTGGCACATCGTGTAAATGTCGCGGAGCTTTTGGGCGTCACCTTTGCTTCTGGCAAACATAGACAAGATCTTGCGAAAGTCAAACGAATGAATCATGCCGATATAACCGACGTCTTCCAGGTCGGGGCTGATTGTGTACGGAAAGAATATGAGGTTAGGGTTGACTACGTCTCTAAACACATCACGCTTGCCGTTTCTGTCGGCGTAGGATATTTTGTAGCAAGGCAGTCCGCTGGTCAAGAATTCAGAAAAGTTTTTGGCGTCTTTCTCTGTGCATCGGTTCATCTTCATGTTCTGACGCAACAGCTCACTCCACATGGCGGCGTAGTCATTTTCTGCAGCATCTGTTGCCTTACAGATTGGCGCAACGTCGTTTCCGCGATACTGGCCCATAATGACGCGGTGGTTCTTGCCCAGGAGATTAAACTGGATGACCGGCAGACCATTTTTCTCCATGTACTCCCGCTTCGACATTTGTCGACCGTTGACCCACATGGGCTTGTCGTACTGGTTGCCGAGGCGATATTCGCGACACTCCTTCCTGTTCATCCTGAAAGGGCGAAGCCGCGCGTGGGCTGCGTATCCTTTCCATAGCCAGTCGGTGCAGCGTCGCTCGCCGTCAAAGCGCTTGTGCTGATAGAGCACACTATCGGTAGATTGTTTGTCCATCTTGTATCAAGTTAAGTTGCGCAGCAAAATTATGGATATTCGGGCGCAAATGCGACACAATGTGGCCACATTGTAATCTAATGACATTTCAAAGTTTTTATCTTTGTCGCGAAATCGTTAAGCGTTATGCAGATTACAGTAGCAGCAAATGATATCCGTGGCTTCGTCTATTCCCAGACGGCACTTTTGGCCAGAGCCGGGAAGGGCGAGGTTGAGTGTACGCCTGACAACGAGGATGCACTGGAGGGGCTGATGGACAACGTTCTCACGAACACCTCCAAAGCGCTTCGTGCCGGATTGTGGCCTACATACGAATTCTCTCTTGACGAAAACGATGAAGAAAACGTTGTCCTTGACGTGCCGAAAATCGAGGCTGGAGCAGAAAGAAGCATGAGGGCCAAGATGCAGCTCCAGTATGCCGTCGCTTATGGCTTGTTGGCCGAATGGCTTAAGCCGTTTGGGAACGAGTCGTTTTCTGTGTATGCTGTTCAGCAGCTGGCCCTGACGAATGAGCTTGTAGCAACACTGGTTTCTAAACCTGCAGAAGGGGCGCGCGAAATTGTTGCCCGAGGCGACACGGAGCGTACAGATGGCGACGAGGATGCTGATACTGACGCAACTGCAGCGCGAGGCGACACGGAGCGTACAGATGGCAACGAGGAGACCGAGACTGGTGCAACTGCAGCCCGAGGTGACACGGAACGTACAGATGGCGACGAGGATGCTGATACTGGCGCAACTGCCGCCCGAGGTGACACGGAACGTACAGATGGCGACGAGGACACCGAGACCGGTGCAACTGCCGCCCGAGGTGACACGGAACGTACAGATGGCGACGAAGAGAATTTCGGCATGAGGCCCGCACTAGAAGACAACATTGTGGCAGACATGAGAAAGGTTACCAGAGAGTGGCTTGAAGAGCGTTGTGGAGTGTTGGAGATTCATTAAAAATAAAACAATAATATGGACAAGACTAAACCTATCATCATTGAGTTTTCGAAGGGAACTATTCTGACAGATGTAAGCTCTAATCTCGCAGCTCTTGCAAGAACGATTGAACTGTCGGCAGAGTCCGATGACGTAAAGACAAAAGACGCGAGTGCGATCAGGACTCTTGCTGGGTACATCAACTCTCCATCCGACAATGTCGTTCGCCCTATTGTCGCGCGCGCTTTTACAGAAGCGTACGACCGTATTAAAACCGTGAGCCAGCGCTATTTGATTGTTGGGCGAACAGAGGACGACAATCGACTGGAGAGCATCATTAACGGAGAGAGAATCACTGTGTTCAATGGCAGTATACCATCGCCAACACCTTCAAACATTACATCTTTTGCTCTTAGGGCTGGCGAAAAATATAGAATAACGATGACTGCAGAGTCAGGAGAGCCTGAGGTGACAATCTCTTACGGAGACCGCCAGTATGGTTTAACTAAAGCTGTGTCTGTAGAAATTACTGGCCTCCTTGGCGCAGAAGACGCAGTGGTTAACGGTCGTGGGCCGGCAGCAGAAGTCGAGATTGTTGCAGACTCGACAGAATATGCAGTTATTCCTCTCGAACTCGCCATGCCCGGCAACTTCAATATTGCTATGACCAGTGCCATTAAGTCTGCGGCACATAAGATTTTCGTTGATTATCTTTTGTCTCAGGTGCTGCGGTTCCAGCGTCCGAACGACGCAGCGGAAGCACTTAAGAGTGTTGAGCTAAGCGAAAGGGCTTTGCTTCGGGCTCTGACCGCGCGTAATACTTTTGCGCGTAATCATCATGACTGGATGTAAGGAGTGTTTTTCATGGTATTAGATTTAAGTTTGGAATAGGGCTTCGTTGTGAAACGCGGCCCTATTTTTTGTTCTTTTCATTAAGATAGTCCAGAACGCGCCTGCTGGCTTCGTCAAACATTTCTGAGTCGTACTCTGCATAGATATCCAATGTCATCTTTGGAACCTGTCCAACGGCCATAGCAACTACACTCCTTTGGAGCCCGGCTCTAACGGCAGCGGTAATCCAGGTGTGGCGTGCCCAGTATGCTGAGAGTTGAGGAAAAAGTGGGTGGTGTTCTTTTTTGCCCTTTTTGCCAACATGCTTCATTGGGCCAATTAACTTCAAGCCGTTACCCATTCTGTGCAGGAAATCCTTGTAGTTTTTGTGTGTTTCCATAACATTGACCAGGTATTTGCGCCCAGCATAACGTTTGATGATTTCTACCGCTTCCGGTTCAAGACGGACTGGCGGGACATATTTGCCGGTTTTCTCGCGCCGGTAGGAGATGTATTCTCCTACAGCAACCTTCTCGGGACGTTTCATCATAAATAAATCAACTGGCGAAATACCGCGAAGATATACCATCAGACAAAACATGTCTCGATACTTCTTCTGGTGCTCTTCGCATTCGAAGTCGCGGAGTGCCCGAAATTGCTCGGGGGATATGTTGCGTTTGCGCGTGTCTTCTTTCTTACATTTAAAAATTTTGAATGCGTCTGTTGAAGAGTACCCCCTTTTGATACAATGGCGTACGACGGCTCGGATGCTTCTTTCTATCTGTCCGTAATAATTTGTTGAGTAGCCCTGCTTCTTCATCCACAATTCAAAGTCCTCCATCCATGCCACAGTGATATCATCAGGGAAAACCTTTCTGTCGAATTGTTCAACCTTAGACTTCATTGTGCGATAGGTGATGATTGTTCCTTCCTTTGAAAGGCGGGAAATATATTCTTCGACGCAATCCAGGAAAGTTTGTGAGCCAGATTTGCCTGATAAGGCTGCATCCAAAAGAGCCTTAAGTGTGGATGTCTGTACGGTACGTTTGCCAAGCTGCCAGATGGCATCCTGTAGCAT